TATGCTTCAAAGATTGCATTAGATTATGCTTAGATTTTTTATGCTTTTTCTTTTGATTTTTTGCATACGATATTATGCTTAGAATTCTCCCAATTAGATTTTTAGATTTTTTAGAAGTTAAATCGTTAAAATTGTCTTTGTCTTTATCTTTGTGCTTATGCTTTATAGGAAGATTTAAGATATTATGCTTAGAGAAATAGGGAGTTTTCTTTGGTATCATTATTTTCTTTTCCTCAAATTTATTTTGAGAAAAAAAGAGGGAGTGAAAAGAGTCTAAATTTTTAAAGACTCTTTACCTTTAGGATTTAGCTTTTTTAATCTCTTTTTCGTAGTGTTGGTTAAGAGATTCTAAGAAACCAACCATAGCTTTTGTGAAGTTATCTCTCCCCATAATCTTTTTTACTTTTGGTAGAAGGAAATAACCCCGTCTTTCTATTTTTTCAATAGATTTTAAATTTCCTTCATTCTTTAGCTTTCCGTCTTTAGTCAAAAAAGGGCGAAAGTAATGCCCTTTTGTTGCGGGATATTCACTTACAACGGTTTCTTCGGGAGGAGTTAAATCTATCTCCATCATTAAAGTTTCTTTGTCTTTGTCTTTGTCTTCGGTTGGTGTGTCTTTGGTTTCTTTTGACAAATTCATTCCTCTATTTTTCCGTAATTAACATAAGTGTTAAGGTTTCTTTATAAGGTTTGTGTTGTGTGAATAGTTATAACTAAACAATTACACCATAAAAAACTTAGGTATTCAACCTATATTAACAATAGATGTAATATTATCTCTCCTTCCTATTTGTTTTTGTTGTGTTGTTTAAGGGTTGAATAATACGTCTTTAATTCCTTTTCTTATTCCTTATTTCAACATTCCTTTAACCATGAAACAATCTTATTAAGAGTGTTTCACTTAATTGTTATTGTTATCTTAATCGTCTTTAAGAATAATTTCATAACTCTTTTAACGTCATGTGAAATCATTTTATACCAATCCATTGAGTAATGGTAATCCAAATTATCAATTAATGTCTTCATTTCACATTTCTTTTTAAGACATTCTTTAGTTATTGTCTTTTTACATTTTATCATACACATATTTTCTAAGAGAATATTAGCTATTTCGTAGTTTTGTTTAATTGTATTTCTCTCCAATTCTCTTACCTCTTTTAAATCATTATTCTTAAGTCATGAAAATTCTTTTTTCTATCAAATGGTAAGAGTAAAGGGTAAGAAGTCTTAAAGATATTTTTCATTTCTCCTTCTCTTACTCTCCTTTTAATTTCTATTTCAATCATACCTTTTATCATTTTAATTTTGTTGTAATTCTCTATTAATTCAATATTAGAGAATTCTTCTATTTTTGTCATTTTATCAAACCTCCTTTTTTATTTGTTACTCTATGAGTAACCATAATCTCTTTTTTCTCTTTTGAAGGAATTGTGTTATTTACCTCTAAAACTAAAGTAAAAGTTTCTTTATGTCTTTTTAAAATTTCTAAGTATATCCTTCTTACTATTTCTTTATGTGTTGTGAGTAATTCTTTATTTGTTAATCCCATAATTTCTTTTACTATATTTAAGTATTGTAGAATTTTGTTTTTAATTCCAAAACATTTTTCTATATAACTTTTTGAGCAATTCCAATTTGCAACTTTACCAATTTTGTAAGGTAAATTAGGAAATTCACTATCGCAACCTATAGTTTGAATTTTTAAATTGAATTTTATCTTTAAGTATTCTAAGAATGTAATAACCATGTTTTCGGTTACTTTATTTTGTTTTAAGTCTTTAATGTAATTTATAAAGACTCTTTTACTTCTTATATCAATATATCCGATTAAAGTATCTCCTATATCTCTCTTATGTTTTCCTTTTTGTCTTACTATAGATACACAACTTAAATCAATTACTCCATCTAAGTTTTTTAAATCGTTTAAAGATAAAGTATTTAATTGTTTTTTATCTTCATTCTTTTCATTTGAGTAAATCGTCTTTATAGAGTATGTCTTACAATACCTAAAAGCCTTAGTAACATTATTGAATAATCCTTCTCTTACTAAATCTCTATAAGAGTATCCTTTATCCTCACATAACTCTTTAACGAAATCCTTCTTACTTTTTTTGGTTGTTTGCATTATTCATCACATTCATAACATCCATCAAATTTTACTTTTAAATCTTTATCCATAGACGACATTAGTATATATGTAGTATTGGGTTTGGAAGGAGTTTGAAATAGTTATGTATATTTGTAATTAAAGACTCATTTAACAGTTAATGCCTAATGAAGCTAATGTTTATATATATAAAAGTTTAAGTAACTATGTGAGGGAGGACCATGTCATATTTCAGTACCAGATGTAAAACATGTACATCTAAATATAAGAAAGAAATACATGAATTAGTATTAGAAAAAGGATGGTCTGTGGAAAGAGTAGAAGAATGGTTAAAAGATAAAGATCCAATATCAGATACTGCTCTTGGAGATCATTTTAGAAAACATGTATATCCATATCAGAAATTTATGAAAGAAGCTGATAAGTACACTAAAGAATATTTTCAGAAAAGATTAAATGAAGATGTAAGTATACTTGAAAGAATTAGAACACATTTAGAAGTTCTAGAAACTACTCTTGGAACTGTTCTTGAAAATAAACAGAATTTCTTTAAACCATCTATGATCAGAGAGTTAAGAGGTTTAGTAACTGATATTGTTAAATGTATGGGAGAATATGAAAAGATTAAAAAAGAATATTATCCTGAACCTGAAATAGATAAAGAAGATATATTCAAAGATTTTATAGAAGCTTGTGAAGATATACCAGTAGAATATATTAATAAAATAGCTGAAAAACTTAAAAATAAGGGTTATTAAATGTCATTATATTTTATGTTAAAAAGAGAAGTATGGATTAATGATATTGGAGAATTTATGAAAGATATTACTCCTTTCTCTCCAAATATTAAACAGCAAGAATTATTAGACTTAGTAAAAAAACTTACAAAAAGAATTCTAATATGTTCTGCTAATAAAACTGGAAAGACTTTATTGTTAGCTATTATAGCCTTATGGTTCTGTACAGTATATGCTAAAAAGAAAAGAAGAAGAGTAAGAGTTCTTCTAGTAAGTGGTAGTTGGACACAAGCCAAGAAATTACAATCTTTTGTTAAAGAATTCATAGAACATCCATATATTGAAGAATTAATTAAAGGAGATCCAAAAGTTACTGAATTAAACTTTAAAGATGGATCATGGATAAAATCTTTTACTTCTAGTGAAAAACAGATTCTAGGAGAACATCCTAATGTTTATTTTGGAGATGAAGCTGTTCTAATACCAGACAATATTATGGATGATTCTTATTCTAGAATAGTTGGAGAACCAGGAATTATCATATTTACATCTACTCCAGAAACTGAATATTATTTTTCTAGATTTATAGAAATGTGGAATGATCTAAAAAAATATGAACACTGGGAAAGAAAATCATGGTCTTCATTTGATTGTAATTGGATCTCTTTATCAGAAATTAAAGAAGCAGAAGCTACATTATCTAAAGATAAGTTTGATGCTAAATGGAAAGGTGAACCTTCTTTTAATCCTAAAGGAGCATTATTTAATCCTGTAAGACTTAGAGATGAAGTTAAAGTTAAAACATGTTCTTTCGATACTAATTCTCCTAGTTATATGGGAGTAGACTTTGGATCAAAAAATCCTACTATTATCACAATATTTCAGAAAGAAGGAAGTACCTGGTATCTAGTATATGCTGAAGAATGGACAGAAAAACCTAGAGATTTTATAATTAATAGAATAGGACATTTAATAAGAGATTATAATGTGATGATAGTAAATGCTGATGCTGCTATTCCTTGGTTAATAAGAGATTTACAGGACCTAAGATTATGTAAAATAAAAGGAATAACATTTAAAGGAAATAAACCTAGAATGCAATTTGGTCTTCAATCTTTAATAGAACATAAAGACATCAAAATACCTGAAAAATATAAAACAGCATTTATGCAATTATCAGTGTATACTATTGACACACATGAGAAAGATGATTGGGTAGATAGTATAATGTTAGGAGTACAGGAATCTAGTTTACCTCCTAGTACATGGTATATTAGAGTTGGATCTAAAAGAAAAAGAAAAAGTAAATTTCTTAAACTTTAACTATAGTTACATATCCACCGTATACACTAAATGCTGCAGTCTTAGTAGCTCTAATTGCTAGATAATTTACAGATGATGAAGTTACATCAGTTATATCAATTTCTGCAAATGTTGTACCGCTTCCTCTGCTATCAAGAGTATTATCATCTATTCTACATTCATATATATCAATATCTACTCCTGCAGAACCATATATCCTAACAGCAGTTGCCTTGAAACCTGTTGGTATATAAGATGTTGCCCATAATGATCCTGACCCTTGTAGTGAACCTGTAGATCCTGAACAGTAATAATCTGCTGCTCCACCCCTTCTAAAATCTTGAGGTGATATTTTTATTCTTGTGGATGATGCATGCCATCCTTCACCTATTGATGATATATCTTTACCATCAATTGTTATTCCTGCTGCAACACTTAAATTTTGTTGAAGAGTCTGTCCAGATTTATTTAATCTTAAATATTCTGGATGATCATCATCACTTTTTCCTGTTGTGGTACCATGATCAATTGTTAATCCAAGACTTCCTCCAGAATGAACATGATTTGCAATATCTACTCCATCTACATTTCCAGTGAGGATAATATCTCCAGTTTCAGTTATTTTAAAAATATCTGTTCCTATATGTGATCTGAATACAAGCTCGTCTGGACCTGCTTCTCTAACTTCAAGTCTTACAATGCCACTAGTTATATTTTTAAGAATTTCAAAGATTAAAGAAGAATATCTATATGTTCTAAATTTAGGACTATCAGATGTTCCAAAATAAATACCTACAAATGGATTTGTTGAACTTCCTATGGAATATCCTGGATTTTGTGGTACAATATTTCCTGTTATAATATGATCAGCGTTCCATTTCTCTGCAGTAACAGTATCTACATTATCTGTAACTGTTTCACTATGTTTAATACCTACCATATTTAATCAACTCTATGTTCTAAAGAAGCAATTCTAGTTTTTAAATCTTTCAATTCAGTTTCTATTGAAGGAAGATAATATGACAACATATACAGATCAATATTCTTATCTTCTAATAATGAATGTCTAATACTTGAAATAATAAATGAATCTGAAATTTCAGGAATACTAATTTGTATAAGTCTTCCTGGTTTTACATCCAATTTATTAAAGTCTGTCTCTGCATTTTCAACAACTGGTAGTGGATTTTTATAAGAATTAACCATATATTCAGCTACTGCTTGTGCCTGAGAATTTAAAGTTAAAGATTCATCTATTATTTTTTCTCCTTCTGAATAACCATATTTATTTTGAGAAGTTATGTCATAAGCTATAGCTCTTACTCTATCTCCTTCAAAATACATTTTATCAAAATGTTCATTTAATATATTATCAAATGAACTGAAAATACTTAATCCAAATATTCCTTGACCAAACAATGCTTCTGGATATTTCAAATTAAATGAAATACTGTTTATATTATTCCATGAAGGACTTCCAGTAATATTCCATCCAGTAGCAGTATTTGTAGTTACAACTTTCTCATTCCATACAGAATCATGGTACCATTCTGTAGTTTCATAATAGTTTGAAGCATCTGTTTCTAAACGTATTTTATATCTAAATTCATCGTTCTGTCTTCTCATAACTTTAAATGTTTTATATGTGTTAGAACAATCTGCTGATGGAGAAAAAGAATATCTTATTAAAGCTGTGTTGATTGTATCTGTAGTATATGCTTTAATATAATATATTCCTGCTTGTGCTGGAGTACCAACATCAAAATAAACAGTTTTAGGCTGATTATTATAATTTAAAGCACTTCCTGTATAATTATTTGTAGTTTCTGACCAGTCATCTTTATTCTCTGGATTAAATACATCTGTTCTTGCACCAATTACTTCCTGATAATTTATAATATATTCCACTGTTGTATAATATTTGTATTTTTCTAGCATAGGTTCATTAAGATAATCTCCATACTTAGTTCCTCTTTTAAAAACATTTAAGTCTTTATTCTCATCAACATAAAAAATATAATTATATTTAGCACATAACTCTTTAATAGCATCCCAATAAGTGTAATCTTCAAATTCCCAACTTATAATATCTGATCCTTCAACATTATTAACTGTTATTTTCTTTTCTGTTGGAGATGGAGTACCTGTCTTTTTAGTAATTGGATCTACTATATCTTTTATAATATCAGCAAAAGTTGCGTCTGTATATGTTCTTGTAAAAGAATATTTTTTAAGAAGTAGTCCAAAATCATTTCCATTAACATTAATAAATCTATCTCCTTCGTCTGTTAATTCTTCTGGAGCTTTAATAACCTGTCCTGTAAATATTTTGGACCATTCTTCTCCTGTATGTCTCATAAATATTTCAATAGCATCTGCTGACTCAATATCTTGAAGAATAGGTTCATTAGTCATTCTAATTCTGAAATTTCCTATTTCTCTATTAGCTATTTGTTCTGTTTCTATTTCTATTACTTCTTGATTATTGAATGATAATTGTATTTCTGATCCATTTATTATTCTATATAATTTAATATCCCATTCTGGAACATCAGTTGAAGGAAATACTGATGTTATTTTAACTCTTGATAGAATATCTTTAAAGTATAATGGGAGTTCTTGTATTCTAATCCTTGTTAATAGATTTTTAAATTCAGCTACAATTTCATTTATTCTAATATTAACTAAGATATTTTTGAATTCGCCAAGTTCATATATTCCAATTCTAACAGGTATTACTTTATAATCTAATCCATCATAAAAATCAACAGAATAAAAATCAACAGGATTAAAATCACCCATTTATTACACTCTCATTTAAAAGAGTTTAATATTATACAGGATCACTTAATATTACAACAGCCATTCTTTTATATGATGAAGCAAAATAACGAAAGTTTATATACTGTGCACCTTTTGCTTTTGCTGTCAAGTCTGTAAGTTTTCTTTCTGTACCACTATGAGAAATTGTTGAATCTACTATATATTCATTACCATAATAATAAATATATGGTTCAAAACCACAGGTACCATCTGTTTCAGTATATACCATTATTGAATTCCATTTTCTAATTGGTACTTTCATAGAATATGTTGTTGATCCTGCTGTTACATAATCTATATTTATAATTTGATGGTTTGCTGGCTTCATATTTCTAAGTGATTCTTTAGAAATAGAAACAAGTGAAGTTTCTGTAATTATAAGAACAAAATTACCAGCATCAAAAGCCCATTCTACAGTCTTATCATCACCAATTTGTAAGTAACACCAAGTTTCTCCACCATCATAACTAAATGAGAAATAAGGATAATCTGTTCCCCAGACTGTGAAAAGATCTCCCATTGCTGTAGCACTATATATATTACTTACTACAGGACCAACTTGTGAAGGCATAACCCAATGATTATAATCACTCATATCAGTATAAGCTCTTGTTATTAATGTTGGAGTAGCCATATCTGTTGTAAAATATAAAGCATTATCTGTAACTATACATGCTATATATTGATTTATACCACCTCTATATGAGATCTGGAACAAACCTTCTCTTGAAGTTAAAGTGTTATCATATTTCATAATATATTTATTTATATCGCCCATTGTTAGCCAAAACTTGTCATTCCATTTATCATAGTAGCATCCATGTAAATGTTCATCCCATGTTCCAATACTCCAAGCTGTTGTCCAATTATCTCCACCATTTGTTGATTTATTAATAGCGGGACCATGACTACATGCATATAAATTTCCGTTTTTGTCTTCTGTAAAATTCATCATTGGAAAATCACCTAAATCACCAAGTCTTGCCCATGTTTTACCATCATCTTTTGAATATATATTATAATGAGAACCTCCTATCAATAGAGTTCCATTTCTAGCAACAAATGTATCTCTCCAATATTGACCTGAAGTAACAGGAAGAGCATCTTGATAAACTATAGTCCAATTAACACCAAAATCATCTGAAATCCATATTTCTGCTTTATTATCTGTGTTATTTGTAATACCAACAATTAGACGTTTTTCTTTAGGCACCCACATTACAATATTACCTTCTACATTAGCTCCAAAAGTAGTTCTAAGATCTATATTTCCAATATCTACATCTACATCATATTTTCTCCATTTTGGCATTTAAATTTTCCTCCAAAGATATTAAGTATATTTTATTATTAAAAGGTTTATTTATCATTTAATTACCTCCTATTATGACTGTTGGATCTGAAGTAAATGATCCCCAATTTATTTTATATCCTACTGGTAGATATAAAGCTGATAGTTCTAATTCATTCTCAGTTATTATATTATCATTTAAATCATAAACAGTTATATCCACATTAGAACCTCCATATGACGTTATTATCATATCAATTTGTTTTATAATGTAAGTAGTATCTGCTGTAGGACTAGATTGATTTCCTTTACTCCATGAAATTGTATTATATATATTTTCAAAAGGATTAGATATTTTACCTATTGGATTAAAACTATAATTATTTTTTATTACAGTACTTATATTCCCAGATTCACCTATTGAAAGAGATCCTCTATTAAAATAATTTCCTTGAATCAAGGTATTCTGACAATCTGCTGACCATATTTGAACACATGACCAACTATTTAATATTCTATTATTTTGGATCATATTATCATCACAATTTGAAGAAATAACAATACCTCTATTATTAAGATCAGGTCTATACAAATAATTGTTTAAAATATTGTTTCTATTACATTGATTTTGAATACTTATTAAATGTTGACCTTGTCCACTATTTTTAAATATTAATGTATTTCCATCAATTATCCAATCAGTAACATTATCATATAATGTTATAATATTTGTTGTAGTAAATGATACTGGACTATCAATACAAAAGTTACCATGTATTCTTCCATATCTAGGTTTATTTTGAACTTGAATTGCTCCATAAATACAATTTTTAATAGTATTATGATCTATTCCTACTCTTGTAGAATCACCAAACACTCCTATTCCAAAATATTTGCCATTTATAATTGTATTATTTAAAATATTTATATGATTATTTGAGTTTGTTCCTCCAGAATTTATAAGGATTCCATAGGCATAAGGAGTATCAATCATATTTTCTCTTATTATTACATCATCAACATCAGTTTCTGAAGTTTCTCCTCCAGCCCATATTACTATTCCAGCTGAACCTATCTTATCTGCAGTTGTAATTGATGAATTAGTAATAATATTATTTTCAATAACAGTATTTTTAGTTCCTCTTACAGTTATAGCTATTTTTGGAGAATTAATAATTTTATTATATCCAATATAATTGTTTCTTACATCGGCTCCTGTAGCTGTATCTTTTATTTCTATAGATGGGTTAGTAACGTCTTGACCACAATTGTCCAGATTATTTTTTATTATTTTAACATTTCTACAATCATATAATATTATTCCTTCTTCATGAGAATCTCTCAAAGAACAGTTTTCAATTATACTGTTTTCTACATATACAAAAGTAAATCCGTCTTCTTCAGAACCATTGCTACATTTTAAATTAATATCTTTCAATCTTATATTATCTATATAATTATCTAGAGTTCCCTGAATATGAAAAGCAAAATTTGTACCAGTATGAGTTAATTGGTGTCCTTTTTCTCCTTCCATTTCAATATTAGATGATGTTATGTATATTTTTCCAGAATAAGAAGCAATGACAGATTTAGTAATAAATATTTTTCCTCCTCCAACATAACTTATTTCAGAAATAACATCATCAATTACTGTTTTGAAAATATCTGATTTAGAAAATATTTTTCCATATTTATCTCTAGCTAAATAAGTAGAATCTCTTTTTTCTATAATGTAACTTACTATTTTAAGATGTTGACTCATTTTATCCACCTATATTATGTCCTATTTCATCATTAACTCCTTTTAGATCATTATTAGGACTGTCTGGAAATATATTCCCTACTATTACATTATAATCTTGATTAGCATCTATTTCTATAATTGGATTGGTTGTTATAGTACCAAATCTATTCCCTTTAATAATATTTCTAGTAGAGTATCTTGTACCTCCAGCTGTCTGTATTCTTATTCCATATACAAAACTATCAAATGAATTACCAATAACTGTATTATTTCTTCCAGAATTAATATGTACTCCACAATATCCATTCAAAAATGTATTTCCTATAACCGTACAAAATTCAGTATGTGTTGGACTAGTCTCTTCCTGTTCAAGTTCTAAAGCATTATCATTAGCCCAGAAAGAAGTATCTTCAAATATATTGTACGCAAATGTACTATATAATGCACCATCAGTGTCTACTCCTGAAACTCCAATATGTCTTAAAATATTTCCTGATATTACAGAATGTCTAATATCATTAAGATTTAATCCTCTAGAATAAATATCATATATTAAATTGTTTGTAATAAAACAATATGAAGAAGCATTATCACAAACTATTGCATCTGAAGTAAATGCTTCAAATCTATTATTGTCTATAGTATTATATAATCCTCCATCAATAAGAACTGCATCTTGATTTCCTGAAACCTGATCTCTAATACCATCAAAGAATATATTGCTTATTCTATTTCTATCTCCAGTCATATCAATCATTGTTCTATCTACTGATAAAGTGTCTGGAAAAGTAAAGATCGTACCTCTTTCTCCAAATAACATAATATCATTTTGTGACCAGTCTATTTGATCATCTACTTCATATGAAGCCGACTTAGTTAAAATACTTCCTCCATTTGATAATGTACTAAGACATGCTTCAATAACTGCTTCAAAAGAAGAACCACTTATTCCTCCCTGATTTCCTGATCCTCCATAAGCTAATCTTCCAGCTTGAGTTGTTTCAGATTGTCCTCCATATGTACCATATGCCCATATTGCTTCATAATATCCTTCATTTATTCTAACTATAAAACTTGAAGTCTTAGCTAAAGCTAGATAAAGTAAAGCATTCCATTCAGTCTTAGTTAATTGTGGAGGAATAATTCTAATAGGCATTAATCTCCCTCAGTATTTTATTGTACATTTCTATAAATAATCTTTTCTTCATATTCAATACTCCTTTGCTTCTTCTAGATTTATTCTATATTTATATTCATATCCTGGTTTCTTACCAGCTAATAATTCTACTTCACATGATGTAAAAACTATCTGATCATAACCATAATTTCCTCCTGAAGCAGGACATCTAGTCTGATGATCCCCACATATTACAGTATCTGGACTAATAAGAGGGTTATAAAAATAATATGTTGATGCATCTTTACTGAAACTTTCTAGCTTCTCTGCTACAGCAGAATCACATGAACCTTCTAAAGTATATACTACAAGATCTTCTCTTCTATCTTTAGCTCTCTTTACTGGTCTTGTACTTGAGGATGGTCTTCTTCTTCTCCATGTATGTTTAATATTTTTAATTAATCTTGATGGTCTAAATATTCCACTTAAAACAAGTGTGTCATCGGTATCTGAAGTTGGTACAAATTTAATATTTGGCATGTTAAGTCCTCCTTATTTTTTCTGCTACTAGCTTAGATAAGTCATCTGCTAAATTTCTTTTCTCTGCATCTGTCATTTGTGGAGATAATTCTCTAGCAGAAATTGTAATATAGAAATCATTATAATATGTTGGAGATGGAGCAACTGCTGCTCCAGTTGGAATTGTCAACATTCCTGGACCAATCATTTCACCTATTCTACTAGTTATCTGAATTTCTGGATTACCAATTAATTCTTCCATATTTTTCAGTTCAGATAATGCTGCGGAAGATATATCTTCAGACACTTTAGAAACATCTCTAATTGATCCACCTAAAGTACTTGATATTGAATCTCCTAATATAGACATTGCTTTAACAGACGGATCAACTGCATCTAATATTGCTTCTGGAATAATGTGAGAGAAACAGAAAATATTTCTTAACCCAGTAAGTATTCCTTCTATTCCATCACTAATGATATTCCCAAGTCCTTCAACTGCTGATCCAGCAGCACTTGCAGCTCCAGCTATTCCTATAACAACTGCAGTTCCAATTCCAGTTGCAATATCTCCTACGATCTTTATTCCTCCTTCAATAATTTCTATAGAACCACTTATTGCTTGAGACACAGAATCTTTGATATGTTTAAGACTTCCTAACATTCCATCTGCCATTCCTCTTGACATTTGATTTCCATATTTATATCCTACTTTAGACATGTCCTGTAATCCTCCTCCTGGGCATCCTGATATAATGTGATCAATTATTTCTCCTATTCCTCCTTTAACGACATCTACTCCAGCTGTTATACCATCTTTAATTGCTTCTGCTATATCAGTACCATATTGTGTAATAGTATCAATATTATCAGTTATTACTTCTCCTACTTTTTTAATTACATCTTTAGTAGCATTTCCTATCTTGTAAATATTATCTCCAATACCAGTAATAATATCTGCTATTATATCTCCACCAACATCTATAGCACTTCCAATCACATCTCCTATTTCTGAAATGGTATCAATAAAGGCATTTCCTATCACAACTGCAGCATCACCAATTCCTTCTAAAATATCTGCTATAATATCTGCACCAACACTTACTACTGAACCAATTGTTGATCCTATTTTTTCCATAGTTCCTATAAAAGCATCTCCAATTTGTTCAGCAGCATCTCCTATTCCTTCAAGAATATTAGATATTATATCAGATCCTAAGTCTATTAACTGATATACTTGTTCTCCTATAACACTCATTATCCTTCCTATTAAAGTACCAAAGTCTGTAACTATGCTTTCGATCCCAGAACCAACCGCATTTAAAATATCACTTGTCATAGAAGTAAATGCTTGTACAACAAGAGGTATTTGTTCATCTATCGTCTTAAAGATAGATATAAACATTTCAGAAAAAGACGTTACTATTTTATTAGACATTTCTCCAAATGCTGTAGTTAATATATTTACTGCTTCACCTATCCCTCTAAATATTTCAGCAAACATATTACTAAACAACAAAGGTATTCCTGCTAAAGCTGAACCAATTATTCTTCCGAGTTCACTCATTATATCTTTTATAGCATTTGCTATAGATGGTCCTTCAGCAATTATTGCTTCTCTAATTCTTCTCATTGCTTCACCAAACATTCTAATCCATTCTGGAACTTTATCTTTTAAAACTCTTAATACTTCATCAACAGTATTTTCAATTGCTTTAACAATTGTTGGTCCTATTTCTAGTAACATCTTAGATATTTTCTTCCAGTTCTTAGCCATATATACTATTGCTTCAATAAATACTGCAACTGCTTTAATTAGTTCTGCAAATGCAATTACTAAGAATCCTAATGCTGCAATTCCTGCGGCAGCAAGTCCTCCTGTTACAGCACTTAATACTCCTGCTACAGCAGCTAATACTCCAATTAATATTCCAACTGATGTTATAGTTGCATTTAAGAAACCAGTTATTTCTCCTAAAGTAAATCCTGATTCACTAGCTGCTTTAATTAAATCGCCAAAGGAACCAACAAGAAGACTTAAACCAACAATAATTGCAGTTACAGCTGCTAAACTCAGAGCTGTTTCCCATGTTGCTCCTAGTCTACCCATTACTGCAGCAAGTACTTCAATTATTCCAACTAATATTCCTAAAGATATAGAGAACGATACAATAAGATTTATAGTATCTCCTATTTTAACTCCTGATTCACCAACAGCTTTAACAAAATTTGAAAAACCAATTACTAATCCTGCTAGACCAGCTAATACAGCTCCAATAGCAGCCATTGAAACGGCAGATTCATAAGAAAATTGTTTGAATGATTTTGAAAGTAAAGTGACTTCTGCTATTAAAGCTCCTCCTGCAACAGATACTATAAGAATTAATTCTGCAAACTGGTCAATTGATATTCCACTTTCTTTAAATGATCTTGCTAATTCAGCAAATGCAAGAACTAATCCAGCTATTGAAGCAATAACAGCTGCCATCCCAGCCATTGATGCAGCACTTTCAAATGAAAATCCTGATACACTGTCCGTTGCATCTCCAATTCCTCCTGTTACTTTACCAGTTATTTTAGATATTCCACCTAGCAATCCTCCAAATGGACCTAATATTTTATTTGCAGCCCATAAACCTGCTATTATCAAAAATAATCCTTGTACTAATTCAGGATTTTCTTCAATCCAGTCTCCTATCAATTCAAATATTGGTTCTAATGGTTCAAACATCATTTGAAATGCTTCTGCTAATGGTTCTAATATAGGTTCTAAAGCTTGTAATGCTATTCCAAATAATGTTAAATATGCAAATCCCTTAAATGCTCCAGAAGCAAAATTCTTAAGTCCTTTAACTGCACCTGATACTCCACTTTTTACTTTTCCCATTTCATCAGAAGATCCTTTCAATCCATCAGTCATTGCTTTAGCATTTTCTACAGTTGTTTTCACATGAACAGAAGTATCTTCTAGTGTACCACCTGCTACTCTAACATTTTTAGAAAGAATATTATATGCATATGCTGAACTAGAAATATTTTTGGGTTCCATACTTGTATTTATTTTTTTAACTGAAGAAACCATTTGATTAGCAGTATTCATTGTAGTATCCATTGCTCCAGTTATTTGTTCTAAAGATTTCTTAGCTACTTCTGTTCCTCCAGCCATAACACTAAATTCCCATGCTACATCCAAAGGAGCATCTTTTACTGTTCCTTCCACTCCTGCTGTTACTTCTTTTAATTTTATTGCTACTGTTTTAATTTTAGATTCTAGTAAAGAGAATTCATTAGTTAATACCTGCATAAATGGAATGGTTGTTGTAATACCTTCTTTAAATTCTAGAAAAGTAGTTTTTAGAATATTTCTAAATTCGTCTGACTTCTGTTTACCAGCATCAATATGTAATAGAAATTTAAGAAATGCAGCTATTCCTTTTAATACTGTACCAGGTATTAATGCTAAAGCTAGTAGAAACATACCAATAGCAGCTTGCAATATAGGTCCAAAGAATGGTATTTCTCCTATAAGTTCTAATACATCTGCAAAAGCGTCAATAGCTGGTTGTAAAGTATCTATAATATTTGAAAATATATCTCCTATAACTTCTAATGGACCCTGAATTCCTTCTATAACAGGTTCAATAGCAGCCATTAAAATAAATCCACCTATTACACCAATTGCAGCTCTTCCAAGTAATTTCATTACTCCAGTTACTGATTTGATCCTTGTTTTTAGACTTGTCATTAATTTTTCATTTCTATCTATTAAATCATTTTCTTCTTTATATATGTCAATAGCATGAATAATTTCTTTTATAGTATTTTTAATAAATCTTCCAAAAAGATTTAATCCTTCAGCATTTTCCTCTATTATAGATAAAACACCTTTAAATTCTTTTTGTATATTTTTCAAAGCATTCTTCTGAAATCTTCTACCATCTTCTGTAGTTCTTACTATAGCTGATTGTAATGTATTATAAGAAGTAGCGTATTTAATATTTTGTTCTAAACTAGCTATTCTTCCTTTCAATTCTTTTTTAGTAGCAGTATCAGTAGTTTTACTAAGTTCATCTTTAACTTCTACTAATTCTTTAATATTATCTATTAATTTTTTAGAATATTCTTTTCCTTCCTGCCATTCTTGATATAAACTTTCACTAGCATTTACAATTCTATTGAATACAGGAAGAATTCCAGGGTAAGACTTAGCAACTTCTTCTCCAACTTTTGAAGCAGTATCTCCAAACAATTTAAATGTCTGTTCCTGTCCATCCAATAATTTCTGAACAGGTTTAAATCCTGCCTTCATTAAAGCTTGTTCACTTCCAAGAAATGCTTCTAATTTCATAATAGTATCGTCTATTCCTAAAGCAAACTTCTTAGTTTCTTCTTGAGATAATCCCAACTCTTGCACCATTGTTCTTTGAACTCTTGTTGCACCCATCAATACTTCAAACAGAAGTTTTAACATATCAGTTAATCCTCTAACTTCTGTTTTTGCACCAAGAGCTGATCCAGCTATTTGTACAAGTCCATATCTTAGAACTGTAATAGTTCCAATAACAGAGAACATTTGTGAAGCTAGAAGTACAAATGCGCTTCCAATAAGAATGACTACTCCAATTACAGCAGCAATTATTTCGTTCATTTCTAAGAAATCTTGAATAGCCTCTAATGGACCTCGTAATGCTTCAAAGATTGGAGCAATAGTTGTACCAATAATATCTGCCATATCTTCTAAAACATCTCCAATGTCCATTAATGCTCCTTCCAAATCTGCTGAAGCAGTTGCAGCTTTCTGAAATGTAGTAGAAAACATTCTGCCATATATTGTGATCATAAATCCAATTCTCATCAAGTCTCTTCCGATCCATCTTAATTGTGTAGCTCTGAATCTTTCAGCCCTATCACTCATAAGTTGAAATGAAGATCCAATTGATCTGCTTAAACCAGAAAGACCAGTACTGATTGCACCAACATCACTTGACATTCTGTTAGCAAACGTTCTTACTGGTGCGTGAGGAAGAGAAATTTCAATTTCTCTTTTACCAGTTACTTTATCTAAAGCTTCCTTAGTTGTTTCCATACATATTAGTTTACATTGTATTGGAATTTCTGCAGCTTCTATTTCAGGTTTAGGAATTTCTTGTTCAACAATTTTAATATCTCTAAGTAATGGAGGAAGTTTTAAATCTTCTACTTTTTCGTACTGAGGTTTAATCCATCTTATTAAAGGTTCAAGTTCTTGAATAGGAATTGGTTCTTCTTTATGTAATATTTCCCTAACAGCAGGAGGTACTTCAAAATCTGGAATCTTTGCTTCCATAACTTTAATATCTTGTCTGATAGGATCAAGTTTTGGAGGAGCAATTCTAGCATATTCAACATCTATTAAATATGGTTCTAATTTTACAGTAGGTACTTCTTTATGAACCAATTCTATAAACTGAGATAATTCTTTTAGTTCTGGTTCTTCTAATGGTCTATATTTGTACATTAAACTTTGTACCGCAGGAGGTACTTCTGGAATCTTTCCTAAAGCAAAATCAAGAATAGCTTCATATGTTTCTGGAGGCATCTCTCCTTCATATTCACTTACAATCTTTTGAATAGCATCTGGAATTTTTACTTCTGGAAGTTTTTCTTGTACATATTTAACTAGTATTGTTAATGGTTCTACTCTTACATGTGGAGGTACTTCTGCTTCATAAACCACTTTAGATATTTTAGTAGAAGTTAATTCTTTTATTTTCTTAGTTGCTTCATCACATATTACTTTACATCTTACTAATTGTTCTTTTGGAACATCTTTCAAAATATCAGGAGCTTTAACTTCTTCTATAGTAGGTATTGTTCTTATAGTTGCTTTAATTTGTTCTAGATATGCAATTAATTCTTTAGCTTCTTCCATTATTCCTGTTCCAAGTATATACTTAGGAAATTTTCCTAAAAGATTTAGAACAGTCTGATATTGATCAATAACTTTTTGTTCCCAATGAATTACTCCTTTACCATATTCTGTCTGAGCTATTCCAGCCTTTTCAACTTTTTCAATAGTTCTTTCATGTGATTTCTGAGAATCTTTAATAATAGAAATTGCTTGTTCAAGTTCAGATAACCCAGTAGGCATTAAATCAAATTCTAATTTAGAAGCTTGAACTGCTGTAAGTGGTTCTAGTCCTCTTTTTACAAGTTCTTCATTTAAATCAACAACAATAGTAGCTGTTCTTGGAATTTCTTCAGGTTCTTTAACAACCTTTCTAATTATTTCCTGAATAGCCTTTTCAGGTGCTTTAATATCTTCTTTAAGAACTCTAGTAATTTCTTGAGTTAATTCAGCTTTTGTTTTAACTATAGGAACTTTTTCAATTATTTCTTCAGAAGTTAGTTTTTTAAATATTTTAGGAAATATTTGTAATTCTTTAGGAGGCATTTCTGCTTTAAAAAGATCCTTAAGTTTCTGTTGAGCAATATTTATTTGTTTTAATAATGCTTCTTCAATTGTTCCTCGAACAGGAGCAATATCATATTTAGTAGTAACACTTATTCCTGATAACTGCTGAATAAGATTCCTAGTCTTTTCTACTTCAGAAGTTAAAAGATCAAACTGTTTTTTATAATTCTTAGCAGTTGCAGTAGCACCTTCTTTAGAAGACTTCAACCATTCTTCCATAACTTCTTTCTGTTTATTTCTTAACTGATATAATCTTTTAACTAAAGCCTGAACTTCAAGATAAGATTCTTTAGTTTCAACATGTGTTGGAATTATTATTCCTGGCATAGATCCTTTTAATTCATTTATCAAAGAAGTTCTTGTTTTACGAACATTATATAATTCTTCTTCTATTTTAATTAATTGTTTCTTAACACTTTCTGCTCCTTTGATATCTTTTATTTCCATCTTTTCTGCAAATTTTTTCTTTAAGTCTCCTACTTTCTTTTCTAAATTAATTTCATAACCCATCAAACGTTCTAGTTCTTTAACTATTTCGTTAATATTTACTTTAGGTCTAAATTCTGGTACTTGTGTAACTTCTCTTAAAGAAGACTTTAATTCTTCCAAACTTTTAGCAGTTTGAAAAACACTATCTTGAATTTTCCTATGATTATCTTTTAATTGATCTCCTATCTTAATAGTTTTCTTTTGTTCTTCCTGTAAGTTCTGTAAACCTTTTGTAGTCTGTTTACACTCAATCATACAACGAATAATAATTTCTGATATAGGACGTCCAACTTCTGCCATATTTATTTACCTCCTTTTAAATATAAAAGGGGATTTAATGCTTCCTTTTAGCTTTTCTACTTGCTTTCTTCCTTGCTCTTTCTAGTTCCTTATTATATTTCTCTAGTCCTTTAGCCATGAAATATAAGAACTCTGGAGTCCATCTAGCTACAACTTTTGGATCAGCAATATGGAATTCATGCATTAATATCCATATACTCCAACCATAATCACTTCTTATAAATTTCTGATCTTCTTAGCTGATTCTTTTGTCATTCCACTGAACTCAGCAATTGACATGCCAATTTCATTAGCTACTAGTGGATTCATTTTTTCAATATCATCTCTTGTAAGCTTGGGTTCTACTAGACCTTCAAGAATCATTAATATAAGATTTTCAAATGGATCATCACCTGCTTTCTTAGTAATATTACCCATTGAACCAAGTAGTATCTTCTTGATACGTACTTCTTTGTCTATTAGATCAATTTTAACCCATTTCTCTGCTTCTGTATCAACTAAATCCCCTATCTGAGCTACTTCTCTTTCTTCACTCATTTACCACCTCTCCTATTCTTTTTATTGATAGCAGTTATTTCTACTGCTATTTCTTTTTCTCTATCAGAATATGGTTTCTTCTTAAGTGTTCCATACTTTCTTAATTCACAGAATTCCATAACCAATTCTGCTAGTTTTATTTTTTCTTTATTAGGCAAGTAAGGAATAACTTCTTTTAAAATTCTATATACTTCTTCTTGTTTATTAACTTGCCAAATATAATCTTGTCTTCCATATTTAGGAAGTCCTTTATGTCTAATATTACCACATTTAACTACTTTATCAAATCTATCTAGGAAATAATAATCTGGACTTATAATTCCAATAACAGGACATAAAAAGAAAGAACGGTTTTCCCCTGTCCTCTTAAATTTCCAGTTAAGAGATATATACCCCTTGGTAGCTAATGTCCATCCAATTATAGCTTTCTCTGTTTCTGAATAATGACTTGAAGACAAGAGATATCCCCTTTAATTTGATCTTAGAAGGATCCATATACCCAGTACGTTGCTCTGAAATCTACATCTTGTGTTAGAAATCCATCAGCAGGAATATCAAGACTCAAAGACTCTATCAAACAGTCATATGCCCAGATATACAAGTTATTTGTAGTATTATAAACATATAATTGCCACTTGAACTGTTCATGTGTAGTTACATCACCATAAATAAATGCAACATGTGTATTATCAACCCATGCTTCTGAAAGTGTACCTGTTAGAATACGAGGACCTTCAGCAATTGCCACAGGAGACCATTCTCCAACAGCTAAGAACTCATCTACAGCAGAATCAATATCTACAGTAGCTGATTCGGCATATCCTATTTTGTACAGAGTTTGTCCTCCAGCAGTAGCTGTGGACCAGATTTCAGCTTTCCATCCTTTTATAACTGTAGGCATTATACATAACCTCCCTTACTTGGTTTTATAAGATCTTCTTGATCTCAATAAATAAATTATATTTCCTTATTTATATATATTATCCAGTAATTCGTACTATACTAAATGTAAAAGGAATACTCTTTCTATATTCATCCAATTCTTCATTATAAGGATGTGTAAAGATTGATCCTGGTAATGCATCTAAAATTCCATAAGAAGATTCTAAAATAGATTTATTATCAATAAATGCAGATACAACTTGATCGGTTAAATATTCTCTTAATTTACTTCCTGAATATATTTCATCATTAATAGTTACTTTAACTTTAGAATTAGTCCATACATCTATTGTAAATGTTATATTCCATATTGATTGATTATTACTAATATATTCTCTTAGAAAAGGAGAACCAGATTGTATAATTGAGATCCTAGGCATTTTAGCATCTACTCTTGGATAATCTGGATATATCCATTCTTTTCCTCTACTTATAGGATCTTCTACTTTATCTCTTAAAAACTCTATAAGATCTTTAGTAATTCTTTCAAATGTAAAACTCAAGATATTTTACTCCTTTTAACTAATTCTATCAGTCTAATACCAATTCTTTTCTTTAGATTATTAAATTCTCTTATCCATGTAGGAACTATAAATGGTCTAGCTTTCTGAGGTCCAATTGGACCATATCTTATAATATATCCTTCTTCATCATATTTAGCTTGTTCTCTTGCACTTGGTTTTTCTTGATATACTCCTTTTGCTCTCCTTCTTCTTTTAATAACTGGTTTCCCTCTAATATATAATGGATAAGGACGTTCTCTAGCTGGTAATTCTCTTCTACCAAATTCCATAGCATATACAGCAATTATTCTAGGAAAAGTAGTAAATATTTCAAACATTGCTCCACCTTCTGTTCTAATATATTTCCCTCCAAATGATCCTTTCATTCCTGGAGCAGGACAAGCATTAGATATTTCTTTAGGTATTCTAAAAGAAGCTCTATACATTTCTTCTCTAATTATTCTTCTAAATCCTCTAGTAAATTTGTTTAAGTTGGATTTTGTTCTAGCCATTATTCCTGTACTCTCCTTAGAAATACCTCTCTTAATTCAATAGTGCTCCATTTATAATCATTATAAAGATCAGCTCTATAATTAATAGAACCATCTACTAATATATCATTTGTTTCTATAGATAGAATCTTAGTTCCTATTGCAAATTCTTTCAAGAAATACCCTCTTGCATCTCCAACTTTGTATATTCCAGATAATTCATATCTTAAATCTTCTACAGTTAAAGGTATAATTAATCCTTGTATCTCATATGAAGTATCTATAGATTGTGTAGTACCATATATTTCATCTATTATTATTTCCTCTACTTTTTTCAGAATATAATTATTCTTTAGTATACTTGATAAAAAGAACATTTTATTACCCCTTATGTTGGAATATCACTTTCTTTCTCTTCCATTCTTTTAATCCTAGTTATAGTTTTATCATCAGTCTTAGCAAATGCTTTCTTTTTCAATAGATTTAGTCCATGAATATATGCTTGATATATTCTAGTAGTTGGTAATCCTCCTTCTATAGAACCTAACTTACTAGATCTTGGAATATATTTGACATCTAAAGGTCCAATTCTTATGCTATCAGGATGCCAGAAATATTCTCTTCTAGCCCATCTTAATAATGCTCCAATGGCTGCTACTTCTTTTATTATTTCAAAGTCCATTTCATTATAATAATGATAATAATCACATGTAATCCAAGCTATAGAATCTGAAGATGGTGCAGTTTCTAACTCTACCATTCCTGTTTTATCATTAATATTTATTATAGTAACTTCTGATTTAGTACTTTCATCATATTTAGTACCCCATGTATATACTTTAATATCATCTGTCCATACCCATTTAATTTCATTATTAATAAGTGTGTAACTAGAATTTGTATCTGCTAAAGGAAAATGTTGAGTGTAGAAGACTTTGTTATTTCCATCTATTACTTGAGATTCTGTACGATTAATATCATTTACCATCTCTTCATTTCTAACTTGAACAGTTATACTATTTATTAATGATCTATCTGCTTTATTTATAAAGTCTTCAAGTAAGTTATTAGGTGCCTGAGAAGCAGTTAAATTCCCAATTTTACGAATATTTTCTGGTTCATTATAGACCATATTATTCCCTCCCTTAAATATACTGTATTCACTATCATATAAAGAATAATATAAAATAAAAGTTTATTGACATACTCCTACTTTAGAGGAATATGTCACAAAATAAAATGTAATTTATGTTTACACTGTATAGTCAACAGCTACCAGTACAATAGCATCTTCATGAATAACAGCTGGAATACATTCTCTGTAGAAGTAATATGCAAACGAATCCTCTTCTGGAAGCTCCTTAAGCTTCATATCAAGTTCTCTCTTAAGAATCAACCATGCAGCTTTATCAGTGTCCAAGAACAATAGTGCTCTACCATATGTGTGTATAGCAGTTAAAAGTTTTAGTCCTGCAGCTTTACCAATCTCACCATTCAAGACTGGTTCTCTTGCACCATACTGACTTGCATCTATGAATCTACTATCTTCCAAAAGCTTTGCTTCATGATCAGGACCAAATACACATATATTTGGATGATATTTTAGCTTCTTCATTTCTGTTCTACCTTTAACAAGATCAATATAGTCTGCTACAGTAACAGTCCCTACTCCTTCAAACCAATTGGTCCTTGAAGATTTCTTATACTTAAAGTAAACATTAGTATATGTGGCTGAAACAAATACCTGTCCATTTGCAGAATTAAGATATGCATCTATATAAGTTATCTCAGACATTTTATCAGTTCCACTAGCATCTGTCTCTCTATATTCCAAAATATCAAGTATTGGACCTGAAAGAGTCATTGTAGTATCTCCAGAGATTATTGTAGTAACCTCAGAAGCACCATACAATTCGTCCATAATCATCCAATCTTCAAAGTCTGCAAGTGCTTCACCAACTTCAGCTATCTGATCTTTTATAATATCAACCGCAACAGAATCTATTGCTTCTTGAGTCACCTTGAAAGATGCACCAATTTTAGTAACTGTAACTTCAACAGTTGTATAAGTTGCTTTAACTTCAGTTGGACTTGTTCCTTCAGCAACATAACCAACAGCAGTCGTTCCACTATATGCAATTCTAGATCTGTATGGAACAGTTAATGTACGTCCTTTACCTGTTAAATCTCTATTCTCTTTAACAAGCTGTGCTCCAAAACGAGCTTCTCTCATTTCTGTTTCAACAGCAGTCATAATCTTAGGATATAATCCAGTAAGATCTGATGTAGTTATGGCAGCTAGAACCTCAATAGCTCTCATTATCTAATCCACCTCCCTCTTATTTATCTTATAAATTTATATATATTTAAATATATTGGATAACATACAACTATAAAAAAAGAATGGGTCTAAGACCCACTTATTTTAATAACTGCTTTAGCTGCTTCTTCTGTCTTGTCTTTCGATTCATCTTCTTCTGACATTGGTTTAATTATTCTATGTGTATACATTATTGGAATTTCTTTTATTATCTTATTTAGTTTTTCTATTTCTCTATCTTTCTTCTCAACTTCTTTCTTAAGCTTATGTACTTCTTTGGAAAGTCTATGTATCTCTTTCTCTTTTAAAGTTTCAGTTCCTCTATTTGCCATCTTTCTTTCTTCCTGACATTCTTTGAACATATTCTATTATGCCTAGTGCAGCTTCAGCACCTGAAAGTTTACTTAATTTTTCTTCTTTAGAATTTACTTCCTCTTCATTAGCTTCTGTCTCTGTGGGCTTCCTTTCTTCCTCATTAACTTCTTCTGTACTTTTCTCTTCTTTTGGAACACATTTCTCTTTCTCTGCATCCCATACTTCTCCTTCTGGACATTTGTATTCATATTTCTCAGCTGTCTCTTCTTTCTTTACTTCTTTAGGTTCTTTTTCAGTCTCTTTAGACTTCTCTTCTTTCTCTCCACCTTTCCATTCATTAGCACATTCCTTCATTGATTTTTTTCCATCAGCCATGCATTTCTTTATATAATCAGTGTATGCACTAATATGTTCAGCAAGTCCTTCAATCTCTTCTGTTTCTTCTTTAGCTTCTTCTTCAGGTTTCTCTTCTCCAGCTTTCTCTTCTGGTTTAGGCAATAAAGACTCTTTGAAATTTTCTAGTTTTTCATCAATAAGTTTAACAATATCTTCTTTTTTAAATGTTTCTTTCTTTTCTTCTTCTTCAGCAACAGGAGATCCAAGATTTGTGTATGGATAATTCTTGTATTGGAAAGTATATCTCATTACTGCTTCTCCTTCATCATTAGTAGCACTTTCAGCTTTTAGAAATTGAAATCCTATCTTTTCACCAAACTTGTTCAAAGTCTCTACTGGAATATTTATATCTTTAGGCATATCAACAGTCAGTTCTTCTGAAGCCAGGTAAAATTTATCTTTAGTCATTTTATTCACCTCTTCCTCCTTTATATTTATATTTTTATCTTTAATCATACTTAAAGATTGTTCAAAATGGAGAATGTAGCAGGATTCACAAGCAGGATTCTCTACAAGAGATATTTCTAGAAATTCAAAGTCTTTACCCATTACTTGTCCTTTTTCAGGTACATATTCCATTGAAGTTGCCATAGACACAGCTTTAAATCGTTTCTTTAGAACATCTTTGATAGCTCTAGGATCAGTGACTTCTGCTTCAAACAGTAATGCTTTAGTCAATTCATCGAACTTTGCTTTAGTAACTTTCCCTACTTCTTTATTTTTATATTCGCTTCCCTGTCCATGTTCTACTTTTAATGGAATACCAATTAATTTCTCAGCTGATTTTTCTATTTCTTCCAGAGAATATAGAACTCCATTCCATGTTCCTTCTGCAAGTGCAATTCCAGTTATTTTAACAGGTTTTTCTGAAGTAGTAGCAATCCAAGAACTTAAAGATAAAATATGTTTATGCTTACCATAATTATTTAAATTTTTAAGCTGTTCTTTAGTTTCCTCTAATTCCAGAAGAAGTTCTTCTACTATTCCAGACTTATCTTCTTCCAATTCTTTTTCATTATATTCTATTCCTGACAACATTCTCCCTCTTCTTTAGTTCTAGATTTATTACTTAATATATATTTCTCTTCTTCTATATCTTCTTCAATTCTTTTTCTAATCTGTTCTCTTTCAAATAAATGTAATTTTTTACTTTTAATCCAACTTTTAGCTTTTTCATAATTCCATGTTTTATTATTAAATTGAACAAATGCTACTCTTACATGATGTACTTTTCCAATTACAGGATATAAACAAACACCAATATTTACTCCACTTGGAATATTAATATCTTTAAAATAAAGTTTAACTTTTTCTTCTCCTTCACATCTAGTAAAATCTCTTATATCATATATTTTTATATTAAAATGATCCCATCCTTTCTTTTCTTCTATAATAAAAGGTTTATAATAATCTCCTGTTTTAGGATCTCCTGCACCAGCTAATTCTCTTGGTTCTTTAGGTTTACTTGTTTTCCAGAAGTACCACAATCCGTTACTTTTCTTAGCTACCCAAAGATCTTTCAATTTCTTTCCAAGTATATTAAAAGATAAAAATTGTGGATTATGTTCTATAACTTCTAATGTACCTGAATCAAGTACGTCAATTGTAGTTTCTTTATTACCTACCTTTCTTTTAATATTAGTACCTTTATCAATCATCCAGTAATCAACTTTATCTTTAGATTCTTTTATACTTTTATAAAATGCTTTAATTTTATCTTTTGTTTCTAAAGGATTATAATATAAATTTAATTCTTCTTTTGTAATTTCAGATGTTTTCCATCTTAGATCGAAATGTACTTTAGAATCTAAAACATGTTTATGTAAAACAAATTTGTATGGAACTAACTTTTCAACATGTAATTTTTCAAAAGCATAAGATTCTGATCCAGGTTCTTCTTGACTTAATTTCCATTTACCTTTTAATTCCTTACCTTTAAATTGTAGATCAATGATATTTCCAGTTTCTTCTTTCTTTAATTCAATATTTACTTTTCCTTTATCTATAATAATGTATTCCCCTTTAACTTCTTTTGTAGGATTAAAAGTACTTCCTGGTCTTGTTTCTCCTTCATAATCTAGAAATTTTCTAGAAGTCTTTTTCCATTTCCAAGCCAATATAGATTTGTTCCTAGTTGGATCTCCTTCTATTTTAAATGTTTTAACAGATCCAGTTCTTTTATCATCAAATAATAAATAAAAATCTATTATCCAATTTCCTCTTACATGAATTGGACCTCTATATCTATGTAAAGCTAAAGTAAAAGGTACATCTTTAGATAAAGACTGTCTTTCTGACCATTTCTCTTTAATCCATTGTAACCATTCTTCATATTTATCTTTATTTTCTTTCCTCCAATTAGGAGGTATTGGAATAGTTCCTTTTGGAGGGACCCATCCTTTCTTTCTACCTCTTTTAATAGCGTATGGAGTCTGATCTATTGGTGCCATTATTCTCCACATTCTTTCATATCTACCAGTTGGTTTCTTAGTTTTAGGATCTATCTTTCTTACTTTAATAGCTCTAATAATAATTCTAACATAATTCTTCAAAGTCTTCCCATTAAGAAAGAATTCTTTAAACCAAGGTTTAATTGCTCCTTCCCAATATGTTCCAGAATCTATTATTTCCATGTATCCTGGTGCTTCTACTCCTCCTCCTACTTCTCCTGGTTTTATTTCTCCTTTTACTTTTAACCATATCTTTGGCTGCCTTGCTAATTCCTCTATATCTTTAAAATTTAATTCTTCAATATTTATTGGAACAGCATAAAATTCTCCATTTCTTTCTTCAATATTATATTTCCATTCATTACAATATTCTTGAATACATTTTGTTTCAGCTCTAAATCCTCTTCCTCTATTGCTAAGAAGAGTGTCAGCATTAAATTGTTTATCTTCAGAAAATCCAACTATAGATGATCCCTCTAGGAAATCACATTTTTCAAGTCTAAGATCTCCATGTTGTGAATTATGAGCTAATATTCTTCCTACTCCAGCCATAAACGAATGATCTTCCGTTTCTATATCATATACCCATCTTTTGTTAGAATAAATATATTTATTCTCTTTATATTTCTTGAATCTATATTTTCCATATTTATAATTAGGATTTTTCTTACCATCAGCATCTGAAGCTAAACTTCTCTTAATATTTTTTATTCTTCCTCTAGGATATTCTGTTCTGTTATGTATTGGATCTATTGTTTTAATTCTAATTAAATTATCCCATATAATTGTAAAATCTTTATTTGGATATAAAGAATAAATTAATAAAATTATACCTTGAGCTAAAGCTAATGAAGAAGTAGAAAAATTCAGATTACCATCTCCATCTCCTTCTAGATAACCTCTTAAGAATTCTTGTTTTGAATTGTTATCCCATTGAAATACAAATGAAGGTACTATTTTATCATTAGATTGTCTTCGTTTATGAGGGCTAGGAATATAAAATTCATTCCATATATTAAATCCAGAAAATTCCACATTATTTCCTGAAATAAAATATTTTCCTCCATATTTAGAAATTATCTTTCCAATCTTTTCTAGAACATTTTTATTATTTTGTGATATTACAGCATATTTTCCATGTTTAGATCCTTCAGCTAAATAATATCCAAATAACCATGCAATTTCCTGATCTACATGAATATTACCATTTATAACTGGTAAATTACAAAGTTCTATATTTTGATTTTCTTTAAATTCAGATATTTTAATTGGTTTGGTATCATTAAATAAACAATGATCTTCTGTAATATTAATTAAACCAGAAGGGCATTGTACTCTAAATAAACCATTATGTTTATGTCTCATTAACCATTTAATATCTTTCCATCCACCTCTAGTCCAAGTCTTTATTCCTTCTATTTTATATTCGTAAATATCAGATCTTGTTCTTAACTTGTAAGGCAATAATTGTCTAATGGGTATTACTTCTATTTTATTATTTCTTTTAATAATTATCGGATCTTCATCTGAAATACTTTTTCCTATTTTATGTTTTTGTAATACAAATTTTCTAGAACATTCTTTTGAAGGATATGCAGAGAACCAGTCTAATTCAGCTTGATATCTTTTAGAAAGTAGTGAAGTATTTATCATATAAAGATATATTTTCATTTAATCTCCACCACTATTTTGTACAAGAAATTTCTTTCTAGATACAGTAGTGATATAATCTTTAGTAATACTCCATTCAATATACCAATAACCTTCAGGATCATTTATAGAAGTCTGATAAGAAAAATAAAATATACCAGTACTTTCTGAGACAGGACTTCCGTATGTTACTGTAGAAGAACCTGATATTAATTTAACTGTTTGATCATCTGGATTAAATAATGTTTTAGCATCATAATCGGTAATTGTAGCTCTAAATCTTACTTCAGAACCTAGTTCAAAAACAGCCAGTCCCATGATCTGTTCCTCCTCTTTATAAATGTTATATGATATTAATATACATTACTAATTTCATTTTGAACATTTCAATACATTTCAATAGATATATTTTTCTTCATAGGTATTAATTTAATATATCTTCTTAAGAGTTCTAGTTTAGATATTACAACTGGTCTTCTAAAATCTGTAGTTCTAATTCTAACAGTTGCATAAGAATACAACCAGTAATCTCTAAAACCAGTTCTTACTTGTACATCTTTAAAGAACTGAATTATCCCAGATTTTATTCTCAGATAATCCTCGTACATTTCTCCATCAGTAAATCTATATAAGTAAACTTCTACTCTTCCTTCAAGTTGTGTATAATCATATAATGAAGTAAATTTAGTAATGAATATATTATCTCTATAGACTTTAACAAAAGGTTCTAAACTGTTAACTTGTAATTCCCAAGTATGAAAGTTAGTATCAGTACTTAAAGTATAATAAGAATATGTTCCAAATTCATTTCTTAATTCTATTCTATCAGATTTTATTCTAAAACTGATCCAATGAATACCATCAAAGAAATCATGAGATATATAATCACCCCATGATTCTGCTTTTACTGAGAAATATACTGTGTAAATTTTAGTTGTAAATCCTTCTGAAATATCATAAGATCTTTTAACATATGAGTATGATTCTGGTTTCTGATGTAATTGTGAAGGAGGGTATATCTCAGATGTTCCATCTCCACTTTTAATCCAGTCTGTAAGACTGTCCCAGTGTTGATCCAAAATATCAAATAGACTAATTGAACGAATTCTAATCAAATAATCTGAAGTTGTCTTAACAGAAACTTTTATTTTTGAAAGAATGTTTTTATAAGAAATATAGGCAAGTTTAATTATTGAATGTCTATCTCTATAATAATTCTGTAAGAATTTAACTATAATATGATAGTATTTATAATATCCTGAAACCATTGTACGAACTCTAATTGGAATATCTTTAATTCCTTGAGATTGGTTCTTTATTTTTATAAGTTTATCAGCATAAAATTTATATTGACTTCTAATTCTCATTAAATAGTCAGAATATTTTAAGTTATGAATTTTAATTCTAAATATATAGTTTTTATAAACTATTATCTTAGTTCTAATCTTTACAAGAACGTCCTTGTAATTTCCTGAAAAGAATTTAATCATAATATTAATATCTTTAAATTCTGTCTGTGCAAATCTTACTCTAGAGATAATATCAGAATAATTTTTATAAGCAGTTTCTATTATGATTAAAATATCTTTGTATGTTTCAATATGAGTTCTTATTCTTACTATTTTATTTAAATATACTAAAGTCTCTAGTTTTATCTGATTTAAAATATCTTTATATAAAGTTAAATGTATATATATTTTAAATATGATATTTTTATATTCTATTATTTTTATTCTTATTAGAGAAGGTAAATCTCTAAAATATTCTTCCACAAATTTAATTCTTAGTACAATATCTTTGAACCCTGTTCCAGCTAATTTTATTTTTGAAGTAATGTCTTTAAATATTAAATAATGAATTTCAATTCGTATTATATAATCTGAATATTCTAAAGTTATAGTTCTAATTCTAGATAGAATATTTTTGTAATTTTCATACTGTGTTCTAATTTGAATTAATATATTAGAATATTCCAAAGTCTGGATTTTAATTCTATTTAAAATATATATATAAGAAGTGGTTACAATTCTTAATCTTGTTAAAATATCTTTATAAAGTAAATCTTCAAGTTTTAAAGTTCCAAGAATATCTTTATAGATTTTATATTGTATTTTAATTTGAAAAATTATATCTTTATAAATTAAATTCTGTATTCGTATTCTTAATAAAAGATTCTTATATAGTTTAACACAAGTTCTAATTCTAATTATGAGATCTTTAAATTGTTCAACTCTAGTTTTAATCCTTATTGTTATATTTTTATAATTTGAAGTTTCTAATTTAATTATTATCGGTATATTTTTATAAGTTGTAAAACCTATTCTAAGTCTAACTTGTATACTCTTATATTTGATTGAAATCAGTCTTATTCTAGAAAAAATATCTTTGTATTGAATTGTATATATTTTAATACTTGTTAGAATATTTTTATATTCTAAAGTATGAACTCTAAGTTTTAATAAGTAATTTTTAAACTCTTCAGTTTGAACATTAATTGAAAACAGAATATTTTTAAATTCTTTTAATTGAACTCTTAATCTAGAAATTATATTTTTATAATCTTTTGTTTCTGTTCTGATTCTTGATAAGATGTTTTTATAATCTAATATTTCAATTTTAATAGTTGCAGGAATATCTTCAAAAGATGTAGTAACTGCTGCAGTTTCATTATAATTTACAAGTACTTTGACATAATCTATTCTAGATTCATTCGTTAAATTAGGTGATTCTAATCTCACATATAAAGCATTAACATCAGAAACAGTACCTATATCTAAAGTAATATCAATTGATTGTTCTCCCCATGTATCTCGAGGAAAGTTTAAGTCAGCACTTCTTTCAGTACTTCCATCATTATCCCAGTAATATACTAGACCACTTTTAGCGTTACCAACAAGATATGTTTCTATTTTTAGAACTACTGTATTAATAGATTCTGCATTTCCTGGAAGATTTTCAAATGTAACATTATTTGTAGTATCTTTCTTAGCATCAGAATAAATATAATTATTATCATCGTATTGCAGATAAGGAGAATCACCAGAACCTGTCCAATTACCAATGTCTTCACTATCACTTTCTAGAGTTGTTTCAGGATCTAAATTTAGACTTATATTTTTTCTAGCATTAGTAATAATCTGTAAAAGTTCGTCTTTATGTAAAATAGCTAGGAGAGTATCTTCTTGTTCATCTTTCCTTAATTCAATTGTTCTTTTATCCAATCCCTGTACACCTCCCTGAATGCAGGGCATCCTAACCATTTCTTATATAATTCCTTAGGAATAATTTCTGGATTATTCCTACAACTTTTAGGTCTAGTTTCATATATAGAACATATAGCTAAATCATTTTTAAAAGTTAAAAAAGGACATTTATCATGATTTGGAATACTTGTTTTAACAAAATAAAATCCTGATATTTTAGGATTCTTTACTTCTACAAAACTTACTTCTTTTAAAATATCTTTTCTATCTTCTTTTTCCCATCGTTTAATATCAGAATATAAAATATTTATAGCTTTATTTTTACAGCACCATCCACATCTTTGACATTTGAAAGAGATCATATAGGTATCTCCTTCAATTCTATATTATGTAACTTTAAATTAATAGCTCCTATTCTAAACAATCTTAAATTTATAATATTATCTATTGTTACTATAACATCTGGACTATCAGATAAATAACATACTATAATACAATCTCCTTTATTATTATAAACTGCACCAATTATCTGAGCAAGTCTTTTGTGACTATATCCTTTCTGTGGAGCAGACTGAGCATATTTAAACTGGAAGAATTTCCAGTGTGGTTCTTTCCTAGGAATATTTACCAAGTCTCCATATGGAAGTTTAAGTTCTAGAGAAGATATTTTTTCTAAATATCCATTATCTCTCATAAAATCCCATACTGATCTCCTATATTTAGGATCAATAATATTTAACATCTTTTGTTCTGAAATACTTTTTCCATTGTCTAGATGGGCTATAAAATAAGATATTTTAATCAACTCCTACAAAATAAAAATGTTTTGATCTCAACTCTGTATCCTCCTTGGACCAGTTGAAGAGATAAAGGTCAGATGTTCTGACTATATCTCTTATGTATATGTAAATTTACAGGATAGATAGAAATCTACAGTACCAGTTTCTGTCAATGAAGCGGATACAAACATACATAGAGCTAGTGGTTCATTATCTGCTCCTGAAGGAATACCATCTTTCTTCAATGTTTGTCCATTAGAATTATCTTCAGAATAGAAACCATTTAATGACTGCCCAGTATTTGTAGTTGTTACTTCTCCTATAGATCCTGTTCCAGCAGTACACCATGAAGCTGATAAGCTTCCATCACATATTACTGCTTTAAGATGTGATTTATCAACTGTCTCATTAGTTGTTCCTCCTAGAAGAGTTTCATTACCAGCTGTTGCAGCTGAATGTGTCACAGTATCTAAACATGCAGTAAATTCTGGAGCACTATTCATTGCAGCATCCCATGACCATCTAATAACATTTTCATTATCATTAGGTCTGTCCATTCCAGTACCATGTCCATGATATGTTATTATACATGTATATTCTCCTGAAGTACCCCAATATAATCGTTCAGCTGTAGTTGTTCCAGAAGCAGGTTTAGTAATAAATGGAATATTAGCATCTGTAGTAGAATCAGTCATATCACTTGTTGTAAAAACTAATTTTTCACTAGCTGTAATAGTAGACCATGAAGGTGAAGCATTAGTTCCAGTATTTACCTGTAGATCAACTAAGACTACCAATATCATAACCTCCTAATAAATTGATGTCCTTTTTGATTTATAAGCATTCTTATCTATTATAGGATTTATTTCACCTGTTTCTTTATTTCTAATTCCCTTAACTATGAAATACATTCCATCTTGGTTAGTATTAGTTGAATAACTATAATGCCAGTGGTTATACAATAAACTTGTATCTATCATTATCTTATATCCTAACATTCTAGCTTTCATACAGAAATATAGGTCTTCACCATATCTCTTACTTATTCCAAAAGACACATTATCTAGAACTTCTTTTTTAATTAAAGACAGACCTGTTCCTATACCATCTACTTCTACTATTTTATTTAAATATCCAACTCCTAACATAGAAACATATGGTTTATCTTTTTTAATTCTAGATAGAGAATGAAATTTTCCAGTAATCTTATCAAAAGAATAAGCACTTAAAACAGGTATTCCTTTTATTAATCTACCTTTAATTTGAGTCTGTGCTCCTCCAACTAAAGTAATTCCTGCAGCTATATCAGCACCTTTTCTAAATAATTCAATAAGTTTATTAATAGAATCTTTAGTAGGAAAACAATCGGACCCTATAAATAATAAGTCAGTTTTATTTTCTTTTATGAAAGCTTTAACAGATTCTACAATATTTGAATGCCCTTTAAATTTTCCTCTTTCTTCGATATGTTTAGTAAAAAGTACTTTAGCAGATCTATATTTGTTTTTATATTTTTTACAAAAATTAACTAGTTTATCTTCTGTGTCATCTGTACTTTCATTATTAACAAATATTAAATTTATTAATTTCTTAGGATAATCTAAATCATAAACATGTTTTAAATACATATTTACATAATATGAAGAATTATAGAAAGGTGTTCCAATAGTTATTTGATAATCTGAATTATACAATCCAACGTTCCCTCTTATCAGTTTCTCCTTTATATATTATTTGATATCCTAGTTTCTTCTTTTTTACTTGATAATCATAATGTAAATGATCATACCATAAAGAAGTATCAGCATATATTTTGAAACCATTAAGGTGTGCTGTCCAGCAGAAATATAAATCCTCTCCAAATCTATAATTTACTTTCCATCTTTGTTTCTTTAATACTCTATCTCTTATTAAACAGAAACCTGTTCCTAAAGCCATTACTCTAATTACTTTATCTTTTAACCATACTGGTAAAGTAAGAAGATCCTTTTCAGTTTTATGGAATAATACTCCTTTAAAAGCAGATGATGGACTTAAAGCGTTAAATATAGAAAAGACTGGTATAACAGTTTTTCTACCATATTTATCTAATCTACCACCTGCAAATATTACAGTTATTCCTCCTGCAATATCAGCTCCAAGATATTTCATATCTAGAAGTTTTTTAAGACCATTTTGAGGAGGAATACAGTCACTTCCCATTAATATAAGATCACTATCTTTCTCTCTATTATCAGCTATCATATTTGTACCATTGACTATATTTCGAATATATTTTCTCATTCCTCTAGATTTCTCTTTAACTCTTGGACAATCTAAGACTTTAATAGAATTGTAATCTTTCTCATATTTCTTTTTAAATTTTAATAATAAATCTTTAGTATTATCTGTTGATCCATTGTCAACCCATACAATATTAATATATTTTTTATTGTAGTCTTGATCTAAAATACTTTTACTAAATATTTTCCAGCACCATACAGAATTATAAAATGGAGCACCAATTGTTATTTTATCTTTATATTTTAAATATTCTAATCTAGACTTCATAATTTTTTACCTTTAAAGATTTGATCCCATAGTATTCTTTTGTTTACTAGAGTATTTATTTCTTTAAAGGTCTTTCTATTTTCTTTTATACAATCCCAATATTTCTGAGATGTAGTTGATTTTTTATGTATTCTATATTTAAATAAAGGAAATGGTACATGAGTAAATTTAATATGATGTACAACTAATGCTCTAAGTAAATGTTCTAAATCTTCTACCATTCTTTTATTAGGATTAAAATTACATTTCTTCCATATTTTAGAAGGTCCAAATAAATTATAACAAATAAACATGTTATGTTTTCTAGCTTCAACAATACAATATTTCTCCAATTCTTCCTGATCTCTAAAAGATGGTGCTCTATATATTCCAGTAGGTATTAATTCTTCGTTACATCTAAAATAATCTGAATACAATAATGAATCAGAATATTTAATATTATATTTTAACATTACTTCACAGAATTTTCTTTCTAAACCATCATCAGCAGATATAAATCCAATATATTCTGATCTTGCTAGATCAATTCCTTTTCCTCTAGTGTACCCTATTCCCATATTTTCTTTATTAGTATGTATTTTTATTTCTGAATGATTTTTAGCTAAGTCTTCCAGATATTCCCAAGTATTATCTGTAGAACAATCATCTATTATTAAAATTTCATCTGGTTTAAGAGTTTGTTTGAAAATAGACTTTAAACATGTTTTTAAATAATCTACTGAATTATATGTTGGTATAACTATTGTAATTGACATTTTTTTAATACTTCCTTCCATTCTTTCTTATTTATTCTATTTATAGGTCTTCCTCCTGAACCAGGATATAAAGGAAATAGTTCTGTTTTATGAGTAGGTATTAATCTACTTAATTCCCATCCAGTCTGTCCTAATGATTTGTATGTTTTATATTTTCTAGCTATTAATTCAGGAGTAGAAAATCCATAATGAATTATCTGTAAACTTCTTGGATTAACAGTAGCTATATTTTTAATATTTGGAGGGTGCATAGGTTGATGTAATTTCTTTTCAGAAGGATACCTTAATTCTCCAGTATTTCTCCATAGAAATGTTTTCCATAAATAATTGAATGCGTTATCTACTCTATAATAATCTTCAGATAACCATAAATTGAGAAGGTGTGCTCTTATTCCTCCATAATTTTTTATTAGAACTTCATCACACAAAGCTCCTATATTAGAAATATTATCTAAACATTCATCAGGGTCTAAATGTATAATAATATCAGTTTTAGGATAAAATTTATACAAATAATCTAACAAATCTTGTTTGTGCTGAAGTTCAGATTTAAAATCATTAGGACGATTAATAATATCATTAGTATATTTATATGCTATTTCTAGACTATTATCAGTACTTGAATCATTACAACATATAATATGATTACAATATATTGACATCTGTTTAAGACATCTTTCTAAATTACCATTATTACTTTCATTATAAAATTTAACAATTCCAGTAATTATCATATTTCATACCTTTCTACAAAATAATATTGGTCTCTGATTCCATGTACCAATTATTTCTTTTTCTACCTTAAAATTATATTTATTACAATATCTATATATAATAGGTACAATATGATGCATCACTTGAAATATTATCCATTCTTTACTTATTTTAAACATGTCTTCTATTCCTTTATTAATATTATGAAAATAATGTGCTGTATTAAAACATAAAATAATATCTACTTTATTTTTAATAGGAGAAAACATCCAGTCTGCTATTATTAAATATATATTATTAAATTTCCACTTTTTAACAATTTCTTTTGCTACATATAATGTTTTTATTTCTCCTTCCCCTAACGCACCAACATTTAAATCTATTCCATAACATTCTTTAGCACCAGCTTGAACAGCCTTTATTAAAAAATATGCATGAAAAGGACCAATATCTAGAATTATTTTGTTTTTAAAAGGGATCCATTTAATTTGGTCCCATGTTTTTTCTGAATGTCTCCATCCTTCCAAAACAGTTCCATCTGGAAGTTCAATATCTTGATATGTACCAATCTTTCTTTGGTCCCATAATTTTTTAAAATCCAATTTAAAATTCTCCTTGTTTAAATCTTTTATAAAATTCTCTAGGAGAATAATATATAACTTTACTAGGACATGCTTGATTGGCTATATCAGCAAACATTTTATCAGATTCATCTTCTCCTATCATATAAAAAATTGTTCCTGGTCCATACATTATTTCTACACTTCCTACAAAATATATTATATCTTCTTTCTTGAAAGCAAAATCTATTGTTAATCTATTTCTATTGGCAATCTGATGTCCAACCCAGAAATATACTCCAGAAGCAAAACCACACCAGTATCCTTTATCTCTCAGACTAGTAAATACTTCTCTAGTTGGAATAAGAAATCCTTTGTCTCCTTTTCTTTCTCCTCCAATATCTAAGCAGTCTCCTATATCAAACATGAATACTTTTCTAGGCTTCAAATATTATCACTTTTTCTCCATCTATTTCTTTCTTATAGATCTTTTTATGATCTAGATGTCCAACATTAATAAGAGGATTACAATATATCTGAAATCCTAATCCTCTCCAGTTAATATAAGAATGAATATCAGTAGCTTTAAATTCTGTTTTTTCTAGAACTTTTCTATCTATCATTATACAATGATAACCTGTTGCACCAGTTATTATAAATGGTTCTTTCTTTCTAATTAATTCTAAAGCATTTTTATTGAATGCTGAACCAGTCTGCCTTACTAAATTCCATTCATACTGTCCATGTACCATACTTGGTCTATCCATTATTAAAGTAGCTGAAATATCTCCTGGAGTTTTAATTAAATCCAGTAAAGTGTGACTTGGAATTACATTATCACTTTCTACTATCATCATTTTGTCATAGTTATTTTCTAGAAATATTTTTCTGCCATATTCTAATTTTAACCTTAAGTTTCCTTCTCTACTTCCTTGATCAGTTCCTTTATATTTTTGTTCAGTAAGTAATATCCAATCTACTATATGTTCTCCTAGATTTAAAGATCTTATTCCTTCCATAACTTTAATATGAACATCTTGAAAGCTTCTAGCTGGAGTAACTATTAATATCCTCATTTTATAGGCACCATCCTAACATGTATAGCTCTATTATGTTTTATTTCTATTATCTTCCATCTTTTTAATTTATTATATTTTATTCCTGCTTTTGTTCCTGCAGTAGTCATAGTTTTAAAAGATGAAGGTACAAAAAATCTTATATGTGACATACTTTCTACAGAATCTAATAATCCTTGTGGAATATTAGCTATATTTGGTACTTCAACTTCTAATATACAGTTTGGTTTAAGAACTCTATGACATTCATTTAAAAGATCCCATATATTATTAATATGTTCTAAAGTATGAATAGCTATAATATAATCTATAGAATTATCTTGATATGGTAAAACATCTCTCTCAAAATCAAGATATAGATCTGCTTTGTAAGATCTGTCAATATCAATATTTATAAATCCTTGAAGATATCTAGCTCCACATCCTAAATTTAATTTAATCATATCATCATTTCCTAGGAGATAAAATAGCTATAATATCTCTATTAGAACTTAATTTGATTAAATTCCAAGGTTTAAGATTGTTAAATCTGTAATCGTCTGAACTTCCTCCAAGCATAGTAAAAGTAAAAGGACTAAAACATCTTACATGAAAAATATCTCCAAATGCACTTATAATTCCTTGTGGGTGTGCTACATTTGGTACTTCAATATGTATATTTCCATCTTTCTTTAATATTCTATGACATTCATTCAATAAATGTACAATATTAGTAATATGTTCCAGAGTATGTTTAATTAAAATAAAATCAACCGAACTATCTTTAAAAGGTAATCTATCTTTTTCTAGATCTAAATGAATATCTGCTTTAAGTAAAGTATTTTTCTCTATATTAACAAACCCATTTCTATAATCTTTTCCTGATCCGAGATTTATTTTCAATTTAAAACCTCTTTAAATATATTATATAGTTCCAATATATAATTGTTCCAATTGATATTTTTAAGTTGTTCTCTTCTTTCCAGTTTCTCTTTTTCTATATTTTTTAAAATCTTAATCAATTGTTTATAATTGTTTGGTTCAAATACATGATCAATCTTAAAATCATGTACAAATCCTACTTTACTAGATATTATTGGAATACCACATGATAAAGCTTCTAGAATACACATTGGTCCACCTTCCCATAAAGAAGGAACTAATAAATAATCTATAATTTCATAATATTTCCTGTACAAATTATAATCCTCGTTTCTAGTATACATAAAAGCAATTTTTCTTTTATTATATTCTGAACAGACTTGATCCCAACCTTGTCCAATAAATAAAAATCTAAAGTTTTTAAGATTAATATATTTAGGAAGATCAAGCATGAACTGATGACCTTTTCCAATATAATATCCTCTTTGAATTATCCCAAGTGTTATTTTCTTTAAATGAAACTGTTCAGTATCTATTGGAGGTACTATTACTTTCATCTTTTCTCTAGGATATCCCCATTTAGCTGTTCTATCTAAATAATAACTATTTTTATGAACTATATAATCTAATAACTTCCAATGATCTTCAAAACTTTTGTCAGAATCTTTGTCTAAATGAGTAAAATATCCTACATCTTTAATTTTAGATTTATTCCAGAAACAGTTGTAAATATCAATATAATAATTAATATCTGCTTTATTATTTGGCTGATAACATTTTCTCATTTCCATTTTTGTGTTTAATTTATTATTGTTCTCTATTAATCTATCAGCTATTTTTTCTAAGATCCATCCAGAACTAACAGTTACAACATTTACTTTCATACAAATTTCTCATGATCTATTTTAGATAACATTACACCTAAAGCCCAGTTATAGTTCTGATAATAACATCTTGCACAAACTGAACCATCAAAAAATTTCTGTTCTTCATATAATTTATCAATTTCAGTAGCTTTACACATCCTCATACTAAATTCATAATCTTTTGAAGGATTTTTAAGAGCATATTGTGTACCACAACAAGGATATATCCAACCATCTGCTCCTACTATTGGTTTTAGAATACTTATATAACAAGGATTTTTTCCTCTAGTAAAATCTTTTCTTCCTTGATAAAAGACTTTACTATCATCAATATTTCTTTTTCTTAAATGTTCTTTTATAATTTTCATGTTAGGTACATATTTTAGATCTAAAAGATCAGACACTATTCTTACATGAGTAAAATTATGTTTATTAGCAAATTTAACAACATGTTCTAAAGTATAATAATTTGGATCTCTAGATAGAACATGACTAAATGCCCAATCAGTTTTATTAGATCTATTAACTATTTCTTCCAACATATCTCTATACTTTTCATTTCCCATTCCATATTTACTATATTCCACATTATCTCCAGAAGATATTCTACACCAGACTATTTTATCTAAAGTTTCTGTTGAAAGATTTTTTAATAAAGTCCCATTTGTAACTAAACCAATTTGAATTCCTAAAAGGTCAATTGAAAGAATAATCTCTTGAATTTTTCTGTGCATCAAAGGTTCTCCTCCACCTGTGATAGTTACAGATTCTGCTCCAACTTGTTTTGACTTGGTCATAATATCATAAATTTCATTATATGATAATTCTATATTTCTTTTTCTTCCTGCACAAGAACAGAAGAAACAGTTAAAATTACATCTATTGGTTGGATTTAATTGAATATGGATAGGAAATATTTTTCCAAACTTTCTAGTATAATCATTTAATTTTTGATGTATTAATAATTTAGCAGGAAATATCCCAGCAGCGGTATATGAATATTTGTTACTTATCATTTTTTATCTCACTTGTTCTTTTCTTAACTAACATTCCAAAACATGTAGACATTTCAGGACATTGAACAGCATGTTCTTCTTCTCCTGTACAAGCATGATATAACAATAATTTTCTATCTCCTTTATCTAGTCCACAGAAACAACACTTTGTACATTTTTTATTTAAATGATCATATTCCCAATATTCATATCCTTCTGTATTATTTCTAAAATGTTTTTTAACTTTTATTTTCATTTATATTCCTCATATAACGATATTAATTTCTTAATTACTATTTTATCATCATGAAATGATACACACCATTCTCTAGTCTTTCTTCCTATATTAAATATTTCTTTCATTGGAGTATTAATTAACTTTTCTATTGTTTTATCCAAATCTTTCTTTTCTATAAATATGAATGGAGGATTATTATATATTTCAGGATGAAGTATATGTTTATTAATAATAACTAAAGACTGACTAGTACATTCTAATACTGAATTTTCATAATTAGGTAAAAATAATTCTCCTGCATAAACATGACATTTTCTTTTTCTTTCTAGACATTCATTTCTAGTTACTTCATTAATAATGTCTAAACTAACTTTACTATTATACTTTCTTATCTTGTCTTTGATTATATCAGCATATAAGCTAAGTCCTTTATGTCCTCCCCATTTAGAAGGTACAGAAATATCAGTACAAAATCTTAAAGTATAAATGGATCTAAAAGGATCTGGAGTATATAATTTATTATTAGTAGGAACTGGATTAGGAAGCCAGTGTCCATTCTTTATATACTGTAATAAATCCAAATTATCTACTATTTTTATTCCCTTCAAGTGATCCCATCTTCCAGGCTGATTTCTAAGTTCATATCCTGAAAAATGAAAGGCTCTAGTTTTAACATTATTGAAATATGGTTCTATATTTATTCCAAATATTCTAGAAAATCTACCAGCACACATATTTCTATGAATTACATCAGCATTATTCAATATTCTTTTAATATCTTCATTATTAAAAGAGTTTCCATCTTCTCTTTTGTATCCTTCAGTTTCACAAATATCATAATCAAATTTATATCTATGTCTTTTCTTTAAAATAAAATCTGCATGATGTTCAGTATATTTATTTATTGCCTTTGTTAAAGTACCAAATATTCCTCCAGAATTATATAGAGCTAGAAATACAATATTCATTTTAAATTCCTTTAATATCTTTAGCTAATTCTTCTATAAGGTAATAAAGTTCTCTAATATGTTTTATTTTATATTTCATATTATTTAAAAATATTCCTTTTGCTCTATGAGGTTTATCTTTTAATCTTTTAAATATACCTGCATATGATGGTACACCATGATCAGAAAAAATTATTATTTTTTCAAACTTTGTATTTAATTTTGATATTTCATAATCTAATCTTTCATACCATTTTAAAATTTTTTCAATGTTCTTTTCTGGACCAATACAATATTCATGATTAATTCCATCTAAACATCTATACCATAAAAATGCTATTTCAACAGGATATTCCTTTAATAAATAATTAAATGCTTTAGTTCTTTTATTAATTATTCTAGGATAATGTAAATGTGAAAACAAGTATTCTCCTATTTTAACTGGTATATCAACTTCATAATTTATTGAACGTAAATAATCTTCAATATAATAAGGATATGCAAGATAAGATCCAGGACGAAAATATCCTACAATAGACCATCCAAATATTTTTAATACTGGAATAGTTGGTACATTTCCTATTCCCCATTTACAATTAATTTTATTCCATAATAATTCATGTGATTTAATGTTATAGTTACTATGTTCAGTCATATCAACTATATTATCAGAGAATATATAAGAGACAGTTTCACCAGTATCTTTACCAGTTATTATTTCTTGAATATCTCCTATACTTCTTAAAAATTCAAGTTTACAGTCTCTAGCCAGAATTGGATCTAATCCATCAATACATAAAATCATTATATTTCTCATCAGCATTTCTCCAATATATATGTCTATATTTTTTAGCCCATTCATATTCAGAAACAAGTCCGTCATATAAATCAATAATTTGATCATCAATATAATGTTTTAATTTGTTAATATCTAACTGTACATGTTTTAATTCACATGGTTTTCTTCCCATCTTGTAAGGTTCAGGATTTATCATTTTAATTTCTAGATCTTTATTTGAAATCTCTATTAATAATTTAGCTAGTTTAGAAATAGTTATTTTATTTCCTGAACTTACATTGAAAATAGAAGACGGAATACATCTTAACCCTAGTTCAGCTGTTATTCTTGCACAATCAATAACATTAAGGAAATCTCTAGTTTGAGTACCTGGAACAAATACCAGAGGATTTTTATTATCTAGTATTCTATTAATAAATCTGGTATGAACTCTTCCAAACCATTCTCTTGGACCATAAATATAACCATATCTTAGAATAATTGTCTGAATATTATATAATTTACTATAAACTCCACAATATTTCTCTCCTAATATTTTTGATGCTCCATAATGCCACTGAGGTTCAAGGACATGTTTTTCGTCTACAGGAATATATTTAGGTTCTCCATATACTCCACATGTACTAGCAAATACTACTTTCTTAACTTTATTTGTTTTTGCAGCTTCTAAGACATTCAATGTTCCCTGTCCATTAACTGTTAAATCTATAGAAGGATCATCCATCATTTCTAATATTTCTAATTGAGCAGCAAGATGAAAAATAATATCACAGCCTTTACTTCCACTTTCTAGAGTATAATAATTAAGAATATTTTCTTTTATCATCTGTAAATTTTTATTTGAATAAACATTCTTTAAATTATCTTGTCTTCCTGTGCTTAAATCGTCCCATACTATTACTTCATGTCCTTTTCCTAATAGATATTCAGTTAAATATGAACCTATAAATCCTGCACCACCAGTTACTAATATCTTCATTTGTCTACCTTCTGAAAGACATACAAACCTTGATGATATTTAATATATTTAAAATATCTTTTAAGTTTTCCTATCCATCCATCTCGAAGATCAGATAAATGAGTAATATCTTGTCCCCATCCCCATTTAGCTAGAAAATATCCTTCAGATCTTAAAATTCTGTAGCAATCTTTAAGGCAGATATCTGGTACACTTAAATGTTCTAAAAATTGAAAAGAGAATATTGTACCAAAAAAATTGTTTTTAAAAGGTAAAAAGTGTGCATCAGCTTGAAGAATATCTTTGCAAATAATATTTTGAATAGCATAGTTTGAAGAATCAACACCATATGTTTCTTTTTTTCTTAATTGTAATTCTTTAACTAATTCTCCTTTATAACATCCTAATTCTAACATAGGATCTGGATATTTCTTCAGATACATTGCCCATTTAATATATTCAAAATGAGAAGTCTTAGTAGCTTTTTCAAAATATTTAGAAGTATATATACTTCTAGGATTTATTTTATTATGTATTTTCATTTCACATATATCCTAGAGAACGAAGTCTCTCCATAATTTTTTCTTTATCTAAAGATCTTCCTCCTCTTTCTCCAAGTTCTAAATATTCTTCTTGAGAAATAGGTTTTGTACATGGATAACACCCTATAGACTTATATTTTTTATCATTAATAATTCTATCATATAATGGATTATAAGGAATATTATATTTTTTTATAAATCTCCAGACATCTTCTTCTGACCAGTGTAATATTGGATGTACTCTCATATGACAAGGAACATCTCTAGAACTAAAATATTTTTCTTTCCCCCTTATTGGATGTTCATCCCATCTAATACCAAACATTAATCCATCAAAGTTGTATTTTTGTATACATTGGTTTAAAGCGTCTGTTTTTAATTTTGTACAACATTCTATTTTAGAATAGTTCCAAGGATTAATTCCTTTTGATAATGCTTCTCTATTCTGAAAATATATCAAATTAAAATTCCATAATTTAGATATAATTCTTATGTATTCTTTAGTTTCTCTAAAAGCAAATGTAGTATCAAGAAATATAATTGATGGAAGATTATTATATAAAGCTTCTTTAGTTAAATATAACATTAAAGTACTATCTTTTCCTCCTCCCCACATCAATGCTAAATTTGTAAATCTTGTTCTAGCTTCTCTAATAATATATATTGACTTATTGTAACTATTTTTTAGTAACATTATTTATCAACTTAAATCTCTATTATTTTATATGGATAATAATATTTCTTGACATATCTACATATAAACATATCAGCAAAATGACATTTTATTGGAAATTCCAAGTATTGTTCTAACACTTTCGTTAAATATGGTCCTTTAAATCGTTCCCTGAAAGGACATATTTTTGTTTTATCATAGAAAGGACATTTGTTTAAAGATATAATTATGGTATCTGAATCTAAATAATCTTCTATGTTTTCATCAGTAATTCTTTCCATTATTTCTTTATACTTTAGTTCTTCTCTGAAAGTATCTTTGTACCATCTTTCTAGACTGTTCCTTTCTAATGGTTTAGTACCAATTCTTTCAAGTCTATCTACTGTAGTTAAAGTATCAGGTTCTTTCTTATCTGTTCTTTTACCAGCATAAAAAGGAAACATCCAAGTATAGTAGACTTTATTATTTTTATCATAATCTTTTCTAATCCTAATTTGTCTAACACTTATAATATCTCCTCTTTTATTTCTATCATTAGTAGCATATGTTAGACCTATTTTAGCATATATTTTTCCTTTATGTTCAACTATATCACTTTCTCTAAACTGTCCTTTTTTATTACTTGGTATTTCAAATACTGATTCATACCTAAATGCTCCAGTTGGTTCACCTGTTTCTTTTCTCTTCATAGGTACTCTTTCCCATACCATTACATCTATTTCTTTAAGATTCTTGATTTTTATCCATTCAGATGTTCTATTCTCTCCTGAATATTTTATTCTATATTTACTGTCACTTACTTTAATCATTACACCTTCTGAACCAGGAAGGGATCTCATTCTTTTAACAGCAGATATAAATTGTTTAACATTATCTGCAGTTGTACTTTTAACAACCTGAAGATGAGGAGTACCTACACCTATTAATTTTCTAAATAATCTCTGTCTATCTATATATCCCAATTCATTGACTGTTTTATCATTTAAATATAAAATATCATGTACATGAAATACAACAGATTCTTCCTGTTCTGAACTAATCGTTCCAACAGTTAACCATGCTGTTTTTTCTCTATCTATAAAATCACACAGGTCTTCTTTATTTTTAACTTTCTTTCCTGTACAATCATATGCTACTGCTTCAGAATCTAATATAACATTTTTAATTCCTTTCTTATCTAGAAACGATTTTATCTCAGAAGAAATATTTGGTAATGCTCCTGCTCTATCTCTCTGTTGATCTTCAGTAATAATTTTAAATATTCCTTCACTTTTATCATAATGAATCTGAAATCTTCTACCATCATATTTTTTATCTATAATTAGACCTCTACTAATATACTGAGAAACAGCTTTTTTATATGCTTCATCAATATCCCAGAACTCATATTTATGAAATCCTGATTTAGCTTTAAGTCCAACAAATGATCTTCCTACTTTGATAGAAAAGGATAATCTGCTAGGATGTGAAAAATAATTTCCTGGTTCATATATTAATATTGCATTACCTATTTCTGGTCCATTTATATCTGGAACAGGATGTAATATTTTAGATAACCATACTGGTATACTAGCGTAAAATGAATATAATAATTTAGGATCTATAAATTCTGTTTTAAAAAGAACGTCTATATCATGATCTAAAGGTACTTTCTTAACATTAACAATTCTTCCAATAAGATATATTGATACTGGTTTTTCAACGGTACCTTTAATAATCAACTGGTCAGGTAAAACAGAAAGAACATCTTCTAAAGTAATATATCCTCTCTTCTCTATTTCTTTCCATTCTAAAGACTGTTCTTTCCTAGGGAATCCTTCTGGTGTTGGATATTCTCTTATTTCAAGTTCAGTCTCTTTTGTAAGATCGTCATCAATTTTATTTTTATTATAAAGTCTTCTTCTAACAAGTTCTAAACCAATAAATATGTTAGCATTAGATATATCTTCAGTTACTTTTCCTCGCTTCTTATATTCTTGATGTAAAAATTTATATAAACTAATAAGATCTTTATCTTTTAAATTCATAATAAATGGAGGATCAATATCTTCAATATTCATTCCAGAAGGAAGTTTAAAAGATAATTTCTTAGGCTGCCATCCTCTTTCAATCATTTCCTTTCTTATTTTATCTCTTAAATCTCCTATTATTTTCTTCTGTTGTTCTAAAGAGTATTCTTTAAATTGTATACTTTCTAATTTCTTTCCTTTTTGACAGACAAGTTTCATCCAAGCATGTACTATTCTCCAATCATCTCTTAAAACAGCATCAGATATATTTTTAGGATTATAAGTTTTCCAGTCTTTAATTCCCCATTCAATTATTCTATCACATAAATATCCTTCTTTAAACATGTGTAAATAATTTCTTTTTGTCATTTCTTTAACTATTTTATAATGTAAACCACATTCTTTAGTAAACAATTTAGGTTTGATAGAATGTACTAATGCATGTACATATTCTAATTCTATATTACTCATTTCTTCTATTTTTTTAGATGGAAATATCTTTGGCTTTAAAGGGTCAATATCTAATGTGTCAAGAGATAATTTATACCAGTCTGACCATTTCTTAGGTACTTCTCCATCTTTAACTTTTCTTACTTTATTTATTTCACTTCCATAAGTTACCACTTGATCATTAATCTTAAATTTCTTTTTCTTCCATTCTTCAAAATGTTTATCACAGAACCAGCATCTAGCCATTCCTTCAGCCCAAAGGACATCTATAGTTGGAGGTTGATTACATTCAAAACATTTAATTCTAGAATGTAATAATTCTAATAATTCAGATAATCTATAATCTATCCCTTCTTTTCTCATTTTAGCATAAAAGACCTGTCTAGCTTTAGGACATGTATGTATTCCCTGTACATATTTATCTCTTCTTCCATCTGCTCCATATTTAGATGTACAATACTGAGAAACCATTGATCTAAGAACTTTTAAATACTTCTTGCTTATCGGCATATTTATTCCTTCTTAACATCTAAATTAAAAGAATATGAAAATCCACATTCTTTACAACGGATAGTAACTCTTATTCTTTCCACCTGAAGTTCTTTATGACCACAATGAATAGTAAAGTTAGACATATATTTTTCCCTCCTTTTTCTTAAAGATTTGGCATTTTTTACAATAATATCCAACTATAAGTTCTATCATTTCTTTTTTACATTTTGGACATATCATTTTGTAACATCCTCTTTAATAAAAATATAATCTTGTACTATAGTATATATTTCTCCAGTAGCTGTAGTCATTTGAATATCATAATAAAATCTTCCTTCTCCACTTAAATTTTTAGTATCGTTTGGAAGAATATATATCTCAATTTCTCCTATAGATGGATTTATCAAAGTTATCTCTGAAGCAATATCAGAAGATTTAATTATTTCAGCATTTAATTGTGGTTCAGAAATATTGTCTTTAACAGTGAATATAAAACTGAAACCTGAAATATCTGCAGAAGCATCTGATTCAGTAATTTGAACAAATAATGTAACATTATCTCCCTTAAATATTGTAAGTGTATTGTCTGTCATGATTCTCCCTCTATTGTAATTGTACTCTCCCTCTATAATAATATTTTTTTCTTACATTACCTTTATATTTATTTTTCAAAGATATGAATGCATTATATTCTTTATCTTTTATAAATATTGGAGCTTGATATTTTTCTTTTAAAAAAACTAAAGCAGAATAAGGATGAAGCTTAGAAATTATAAATGAATATTTAGAACCTTTATCATGAAGAGAAGGAGGATGTAACCCAGATTTTATTTTAATATAATCTTCATAACCTTCAAGATAAAACATGGCTCTGGTCCATATTTTTCCATCATTACTTGCATCATCTTCTAGACGAGTAAATATGCCTAGATATTCAAAGTCCCTGTAAACTTTTATTTCATTTTCTTTAGAGTTTATTACAAAACGCCATATATAAAAAATATTTTGTTCATTTTGACAGATAATATCTTGAAAATCTATACCATAAGTACTTCGAATTTTATTATTCCATATTTGAAGTACAATGCGATGTTCACCATCATAAAATTCATATGTCCAACGAAGACTAGGAAAAGCTTGAGTTATTTTTAAACGGACTTCAATAGTATATTCTGAAGGTAATCCAGAAGCAAGAGTTTTAGTTCTACCGACACTTGATAATCCAGTTCCTTGTTGATGTAACTGACCAGGAGGATTTATTTCACTTGTACCGCTCCCTACTTTGTTCCATCCAGATAATGAAAACCACAATTGATTTAAAAGATCCCAAGTTTCTGTCAATAAATACACCTCTGAATATAATAAATATAATGGTGTATAAAAGTATGTCTAGATTTTAACTTGTTTATGAACATGAATCAATTTTTGAAGATATCTATTATATTTCTTTCTGTTATTTAATTTTGGACTATAATGTTTTTTCTTATGCCATCTTTTAATTCCTTTTTCATATTTTTTGTCTTCAATTCTCCAGTCTCTAGACTTTATAACTCTTCCAGCTTTTGTTAAAGAACCATGTGAAGGCATTTATATTTCCCCTGTAATTTCTTCTGTACGTCTACAGATTTTACATTTTCTACCATATTCTATAACTTCATCTATAGTCATTAGTTTACCACAACTATAACATTTCATTAACTGCATATTGGACATATTCCTCCTTCACAAGTTTTAGAGTCTATTCTATCTAGAACTTGTAATTTCCTAGATTTATCTCTATATACTGTTACTCCCTTACATCCTAGATTGTATGCAAGTAAGAATGTGTTTTCAATATCGTTAATTGTAGCAGTCTTAGGAAAATTTACTGTTTTACTTACAGCATTATCTGTATATTGTTGAAAGGCAGCTTGTATTTTTATATGTTCTTCAGGAGAAATATCATGTGCTGTAATAAATAATTCTTTAATATCTACAGGAAGATTCTCACCTTGAATAGAAGTCTTACTGGATATTTTATTTATAAGTTCAGTAGAATAAAGTTCTTTTTCTTCTAATTTATTCTTAAATAAAGAATTAATTTCTATTAGATCTTTTCCTATACTTTCAGACAATTTTCGTACATAAACAAGAGAGAAAAGAGGTTCAATACCAGAAGAACAATTTGCTATAATAGAAATACTTCCTGTTGGTGCAATAGTAGTAACAGTAGCATTTCTCATTGTTTTATATTTATTTTTTAAAGCACTTTTATCAAAGTTTGGAAACGAACCTTTTTCTTTTCCAATCTGTTCTGAAATATTTCTAGCTTCATCATTAATAAATTTCATAATTTTTTTAGCTAAATTAATTGCTTTATCTGAATTATATGGAATGTCAAGTTTTATTAACATATCAGCAAATCCCATAACTCCTAGACCTATTTTTCTATTTCCTCTTGTTTGTTCTCCAATTATTTCTAAAGGATAAGAATTAGCATCAATAACATTATCAAGAAATCTTACAGATAAATGTACTATTTCTCTTAATTTAATCCAACTGATCCTGTTACCTTCTACCATTTTATTTAAATTAATAGATCCAAGATTACATGATTCATATGGAAGTAAAGGTTGTTCTGCACAAGGATTAGTTGATTCTATTTCTCCAATACTTGGAGTAGGATTAAACTTATTTATTCTATCTATAAATACTACACCTGGTTCTCCATTCTTCCAAGCCATAGTAATTAAAAGATTCCATACTGCTCTAGCTTTTAATCTTTTAGTTACTCTTTTATTTCTAGGATTAACAATATCATAATCTTTATCGTTTAGAACAGCTTTCATAAATTTATCAGTTATAGCAACTGATAGATTAAAATTAGATAAATTACCTTCTCTTTCTTTAGCTACTATAAAATCTAAAATATCAGGATGATCTACTCTTAAAATAGCCATGTTAGCTCCTCTTCTTCTTCCTCCCTGTTTAATAACATTAGTTGCAGCATCAAAAACTGTCATAAATGATATTGGTCCAGAAGCTATTCCACCTGTGCTTTTAACTATATCGTCTTTTGGTCTAAGTCTAGAAAAAGAGTATCCTGTACCTCCTCCAGATTTATGAATGATAGATGCATCTTTAACAGCTTGAAATATACTTTCCATACTATCTTCAATAGGAATAACAAAACAAGCTGAAAGTTGATTAAGAGATGTACCTGCATTCATAAGAGTAGGAGAATTAGGTAAAAATTCTAAATTAGACATCATGCTTAAAAAAGACTGTTCAAGATTTTTAATATACTCATCATTTTTATTATATTTCTTTTCTACTTCAGCTATCTCTTTAGCAACTCTTTTAAATAAAGATAAAGGATCTTCCTGAACATCACCGTTCTCATCTTTTATTAAATATCTTTCTTTTAGAATGTTAATAGCATTATATGACAACTTCATGACTTCACTTCCAGAACTCTAGATAGAATATAATCTTCTTAAATTTAAACTATTCTTTTTCTTCGTCTGAACCTTCAATATTTTTAATATATTCTGCAATTTTTTTAGCTATTATATTTAAAGACTGTTCATTAACGTCAATATCTTCTTCATTTATTAAAGGAAGATTATGCATCTTTCTCAAATAATTGTCTGTATCAAAACCATACTTTATTGCACCATGCCTAAAGAGAGTAGCTATAGATCTATCATATGCTGTCTGATGTTGAGGAGTAACAATATTCCATACAATTCTAGGTCTTGTTTTATAATGTTTTACTTCATATAATCTATCAAGTATCTGTTCTTGAATTATTTCAGAAAGTATTTCTTGATAATTTAAAATACTTCTTTCCCATTGAAGACTTCCTTTCTCTACTTCTGTCTTTCTTCCTCCAGTAATTATTCCTCTAGGCATAAGATATGTATTGTAAATTAAATCAGAATATATTTTATGATAAGTAGCTAGTTCTTCTACTCCACCTGGTTCTAATTTGTCTAGTTTAAAATAATAAGGAAATGTAAATTCTGTTTTTTGTTCTATTTCTGAAATAGCTTTGTGCAATTCATCAATTTGTTCCATAGTTGGTTCATGATCTTTGTCTCCACAATATGCTACTATCCAAGGAAATGCTCTTCTATAGATCGCTTCAGCCAAAGCTTCTTCTATATTCATTTTAGCTTTTAATACATTATATAAAGGTTCTAAAGGACTTAAACCAATAGATGGTTCACCAAGACCCCACATCTTAAAATGTGCTATTTCATTTCTAAATAATTTTAGTTCTTTTTGTCCTTGATATTCTTTATACACATATCCTTCAGGCATTCCATATTTATCTAATAATACTTCTCCACTAGTTTTTTTAGTTTGATATCTCATATCTTCAGGATCAATTGAATGTATTAAAAGAATATTATCTTTATTATAATTATAACATAGTTCTAAAAACCCTCTTCCATAAACTAAAGTGTCTGTAAAAGCTATTGAACTTTTTCTTTTAAGTTTAATATATTTTGATTTTGACCATATCTCAACTTCTTTAGCTTCTTTTTTAGCTGTTTCCAATAATTCTTTATCATTTGGTTCTACATCAGGATCTGGAATAATACTAAAACCTGGTCCAATAACATCTATATTTATTTTATTAACCAGTCCAAAAATAGTTTCTTCAGATTGATAAAGAAGTCTAAATACTTTAGGTCTTATCTTACTTTCTATTCTTTGTGCAGCAGCTTCAATAAGATGTTTAACTTTAAGATATCTATCTTTCTCTCCACTAACTTTTACAAGAACTTTTCTTTCTTTTTTATTTATTATCTTTTTTTCACTAAGTCTTTCAAGATCTCTAATAAACGGACTAAAGCTAGACATTATTCTTTCCCTCACTTAATATCTGAAGTACCTGCTTAATAATTATTCTATATGGATATCTTTTCTACAGTTCTATAATTATAGTCAATAACAATAATATCATTACTTGTTTCTATAAAGATTACATCAGAAATTGAAATTATTGTATCTTCCCATAACATAGGAGTTGGAACATCTTGAAAGAAAGGATCTATACACAACTGTTTAGACAATATAACAGTTTTTGGATATTTATTGATAAGTTTTTTGATTAATTTCCAGACATCATGTGGACCTTTCTCACTAATTAGATATCCTATACTTGGTTCTTTGTTCAATTCATTCCTCCCTCTTATATTTTAAATATTTCCTTAAACATTTTTTGCATACATAAATTTCATTAATATATTCCTCAGTACCTACTATAATATATGAACCACACTTTTGACATTTAATTTTACATTTCATTTCCACTTGTCTTCTTCCATCAATATTATTATATCATTTAATCTAGAACTCCATATGAGTTTAACTCCAAATGGTTTAAGCCATATATTACTTCTTGAAAGGTCATGTTTAGGTATACCATCCTTTCCAAGATTAAATGAAGATGACTTCCAGTTTTTAAATCCTGCATATGTTTCACTCAAAGCTGGATCCCAGTTTCTTTCTAACATTTTTAAAGATATCATGACTTCATTATTTTCTTTAAAGTTTCTATTAATTAATTTAAGTAAAATATCAATATATTTAGGAACATTTTCAAAATAATATCTCATAGCTTTATTATAAAATCCTACTATTTTTTCTTTATCAACTATCTTAGAAATTTTAGGATTTTCTACTTTTTCATCATCTATAGATATTCTACCATTTTTAACAGCATCTTCACATGCTTCTTTAAATATTTCTGCAAATTTAACTCTGTTATGAATATCCAACATTGGATCTTGTGTAGCTCCAACTAGAATAAAGAAGTCTTTAAGTAATTCATCAGAAGTAGAAATATAAACATATCCTCCCATTTGTCTCTGATTAGGTGCTCTATCATATTGCTGGAATCCTCCTAATTGAATTAGTCTATACGCTTGTGTCAAACCAATATATCCTGTAGCATGTCTATGTGCTATAATAACATCTTTAATATATGGATTATCTCTACGTTCTAGTAATGCCATATTAGAATTTCTAATTGCAGCAGGAGCATATCCATAAGAAGATGATCCTGTTGAATGCCAAGCAAATACATAATATTTATCACATATCTTAATTGTTTTCCATGTTCCAAGATAATCAGCATTTAAACCACTAGCTTGTAATTCAGTAACTAATTGCCATGCATAATTCTGACCTCTTACTTTTTCATGTGTACCTCTTAAAATATGAAAAGATGGTTCATAATCTGTTAATTCTTTAACTTTTTCAGCTATCTTTTTGAAAATATAAGATGTTCCTAAAGTTTGTGCTGATACAGATTGTAATACTTCATTATAAGCTTGCTGTCCCATCCATTTACCATATACTTCAGCTCCTGAAAGAACATCTCCTACACAATAAATTTTAACTGTTACTTTATTGTCATTATATTCTTCTATAACAGAATATACTTTATCTAGAAATCTCTGAAATGCATCATAATCATGTGTTTCACTAAACAAGTGTAAATCAGATATAAATACAGATATTTTAATCATTTAACTTCCCCTTTAGAAATATATATCATACTATCTATAATTTCTTTCCCTTTAACTAAATGTACTTCAATTTCAATAGGAAATCTTTTTCCTAAGACATGTCTAGGAGTAAAAATTAATTCTTCATGAGAATTAAAACATTCTAAAGCTTCTTTTTCTCCATCTGGTCCAGGATAGTAATTACCACATATTTGACATACCCATGCTTTAATAATTCCTCTTTCTAACACTTCTTATTTTCTCCAATATATCAAATCTATATTTTATATATACCCAAATAATAATATCAATTGATATCCATATAAAGTTATATATTAAATTCTCTAGTGTAGTCCATCTTATTCCAAAGAATCTATAGAAAGGATTCCACCACCAGATACTGTCTAATGGAGGAAATGCTCCAATTATTACAAAAAATAAAGAGTCTAATATAAAACCAAAATATAAAGAGACAAGAGTTATGAAAATAGCTATAGAAACTTGTTTGTCTCTTTCAGATGGATCTCTCAAGAAATAAAAAGAAACTGCTGCAATACAAGCTATAGTTAATCTTAATATTGCTATCCAGAACCAGTACATATCAGCCCATTCATAAGAAAATTGTAATCCATATCTATATAAAATATTATGGACAACAATATCTATAAAAGTAGTAGCAAATAAATCTAAAATAATAAGTTCTAAAAGAACAATAAACCAGAAACGATTATATGTTTTATTCATATGGTTTTCCACAATGAGGACATTTCTCTTCTAACTTTGCTCCACAATATGGACAGTATTTATATCCACTATATCTATAAAAACATTGTCCACACTTGGGGCAAGTAACATAATAATTCCAAGTAATCGAAATTGTACCATCGGATGGATATACATTAGTTCTTATATTTGGAAAAAACCATTCATTTTCAAGCATATTCATTATTTCACCTAAAATATTTCTGATTTATCTAATATTTAAATCTAGTCCAGAAGATATTCTAAACCACTTAAGTCTTCTATTCTTGTAAATTTGCATACTATAGTTTCACTTTCCGAACCAGCAAATAATGCTCCAATATATTTCATGTCCATAGTAAATACTGGACTTCCACTGTCTCCTCCAGCAGAGAATTTAAATCCAGATATTAATATACAATCTTTAAATAAAGCCTGTCCTCTGGAATATCCTACATAACCATTCCAGTCT